TCCGCCTGTTCGCAACTCGAAAACCAGATGGCGGGGCTTGGCGCCCGTCTTGTGGCTGACCGCAAGAACACCGCAGGCGAGTCGTCTCAAGTTGCGGAAATGCGAAGCAAGGGCGAATCTTCGCTGCTTTACGAGATTGTTGAAAGTGCTGAGAATGGCCTGACAGATCTTTTGAAGATTTGGGTTCGTTGGAATGGCCGCAACCCGCGCAACGTCGAAGTGAAGCTGAACCGCGATTTCGTTGACGCGGCGATGGAATACCGGACTTGGCTCCAGCTTGACCGCGCCCACGCCCAGGGCAACATTGACGATGAGACTTACTATCGCACGCTCTTTGAAGGTGAGATGCTTCCTGCGTCCTACACCCACCAAGACGTGAAGAATCTTATTGACAACGCCCCCGCGAATAGGGCCAATGCCGCAGCCGAGGCTACTCCGTAATTCCACGATTAGGGTCAAAAAACTTTTATGTCTCAAAATATGATGAAGTTGGTTAACCCCGAACTTCGTTTCTTGCCTATGAACATCGAATACGCTTCGACCCTTGGTTTGCCGTTCATGCAGAAAGATGCCCTCGCCAATGAAAAAGGCGTTGTCGTCTGCGGCACGGCGCCTTCGCTCGTAAAAGGGTCTTCGCTGCGAGAAATCAGGCGTCTTAAATCCGTGGGCTACAAAATTGTCGCCGTTAAGCAGGCAATCCGTATTCTTTCTGAATATGATATCATCCCTGATTTCTCTGTGGCGATGGACCCTGGTGAAAAGCAAATCAAAAAGACGCCTCTCGACCTAAGAGTGACTTACTTCGTCGCTTCCTCGTGCCATCCGAAAATGTTTGATTATCTTTTGAAAGGCGGAGCCAATGTGGTCGTTTTCCATTCTGCTTGCGGTGCTACGTCTGGAAATCTCAGCGAAATGGATATCTATGAAAAGTTTTTTCCAGAGAATTGCAGCTACGAAAGCATAGCAAGCGGCGGCTTTACGGTCGTAAACCGCGCCATTGCCGTTTGCGAGTGGATGGGCGCCAAGCGTATCTACATCGCAGGCGCACCGTTTGGTTGGCGTGAGAGCGAAGATTACTACGCCCCGACTGTCACGGAACCGGCGAGCAACGCCACAGGCCCGACACTGGACGACAAGGCGCGAGTAGACGGCAAGCTCTGGTACACAAAGGCAGACTTGCTGCCAAGCGCCGTATCGGTTGCTCGCAAGGCGAAGGCAAATCCGAATCGGTTTTTCTTTATTGGCGACAGCCTCGCCGCTTCCCTCTCCAAGAAATCAGATGAGTTCTTGGAGAGAGTTGTTCCGCGCTAGGACCGCTTTTTGGCCCGTTGTGCTTGGGCGATGTTATCCACAGCATTCGGATAAGGTCGCCCGGCCTTCTCAGCCCGTCGCTTTGCTGCCGCCTTGTCTTGCGGGCTAAGGGGTGTTGAACGCTTGCGGGGATTCTTCTTTTCCCAAAGCGGCTTGTCCATCACTTCTTCTCCTTCTTGTCGGCAGACTCCATCTGCCGAACCAACTTATTCGACCATGATTCCCCCGCCGATCCACCCCATAGGTTAATCGCGATCTGCCGCGCGCTTGGTCCGCCATCCGCAGGCTTGGCTTTGGGAGCATCGCCATGGCGGTCGAAAAACGCCTTCATGCGCTTGGCGGTTTCAGGCGATACGTCCTTGCCTGCGGCCAACGTTGCAGCACGCGCCACGCCCGAACCGATGCCTTGCTTGCCTGCTTCAGCGGTTGTAAGCCCGCCCCGCCCATACTTTCGGCGCTGTTCCAGGCCACGCTTTGCGGCTTCGCGTACACCTTGTGGCGGAGTAAAATCAATTTTCTCGTATTTCTTTGGCGGTGCCATCGCACTTGCCTCCAAGGGGATATTGAATTGCGCTTATACAATGGTTTAGGCATACCACGTCAACCGTGCGGCTGCGCCGCGCCCGTTTGTCGCCTCGGTTAATGGTGGCCTCCTGGGGAGTAATCCTAAATGCTTATCCGTTCTCTTATCAATCCTATCACCCGAAATGCTGACGGCGAAGGTAGTGGAGGGGCGCCAGATATTGCGGCCCTTGTCGCCGCAGAAGTGCAAAAGGTAACAGCCGGTCTTAAAAGCAAGAATGAAGAGCTTTTGAATGAAGTTAAGTCCGAACGTCAGCGCCGCGTCGAATATGAGAATCAAATTCGCAGCATGGGCAGTCAGGACGATATCAACAAGGCCCGTGAACTGATGGAGCGTATGCAGGCGGATGCTGACCTGCGTATGATCGTTGAGGGCGGCAAGGCTGCGTTTGAGGATGTGCTGACCCGCCGCACAAAGACGGTTGTATCTCAGGAACGTGCCGCCAAGGAAGCGGCGGAGCGGGCTGCGGCTGAGGCTGCGGCGCGGGCGGAAGCCGCACAAAACCGTTGGCGTGCGGAGCGTCTGAACTACGAAGTGACTTCTGCCGTTAGCAAGGCCAAGGCCATTCCTGAAGCGGCAGAATATATCCGAATCAAGGCAGAACAGATGTTCGCCCTTGACGATGAGACTGGCAAGCCGCGCCTGCGTGATGGGATTGACGCGATTGACCGCAGCGGCAATCCGCACACGCTGGAGACTTGGGTTGATTCGCTCCGCGACAGCAACCCGTTCTTCTTCGGGATGCCGTCTGGTGGTGGCGCGGGCGGCGGTAACAACGCCAACGGTCGGGCGCCCATCAAGATCAATTCGTCCGACAGCAAGGCAATCAGCGGTAATCTAGAGGCGATTGCGGCGGGTAAGGCTGTCCTAGCGTAACAAATACTTTACCTACGGGGGTAAAAACCCCCGTAGGTATTGACTTTTTTGCCTAATTCCTAATAGGTAGTGAATGTTTACGTTTTTGACCCCTGTGGGGTTAAAAGCATTTCCCGCCGATCTTGTGGGTCGTGTGCGGTTCGCGGACACCTTCGGGTTTCAACGGCGGGGATGCCGCTAGACCCTAATTTCACAGGAGGCTTTGATGCCCAATAGTCTTTCCAATCTTATTCCCCGGCTTCTAGCGCGCGGTCTACTTGCTCTGCGTGAGCAGGCCGTTATGCCCCGCCTTGTGAACCTCGACTATTCGAGCGAAGGCGCGATGCGTGGCTCCACCATCGACATCCCGATCAGCAACACATTCACCGCCACCAACGTTGCTCCTAGCATGACGCCCGCTTCAGCGCAGGACAGCACCCCCGGCCTAGTGCAGATTGCCCTAGACCAGTGGAAGGAAGTGCCCTTCTTCATCACCGACAAGCAGCGTATGGAGATCATGGAGAGCGAGTCCTTCCTCCCCATGAACGTCTCCGAGACTGTTCGTGCGCTTGCCAACTCGATGGACGGCCACATCCACAACCAGTATATCGACGTGTATGGGTATGTTGGCACCGCTGGCGACACGCCGTTCAGCACCATTGCCGACGTGGTGAACGCCCGTGCGCAGCTAAACAAGCAGCTTGCTCCGATGGGCAACCGCCGTATGGTGCTGAACCCCGACGCCGAAGCGAGCCTGCTCCAGCTTCCCGCCATGTCTGACCTAGAGAAGACTGGCGACCCGGAAGTGAAGATGGAAGGTATGCTCGGGCGCAAGTTCGGGTTTGACTTCTATCAGTCCACCAACGTCGTGACCCACACCGCCGGCACCATCGGCAGCGTGACGGTTGCTTCGACCACGGCGGCTGGCGCCACCACCCTGGACATCATCGCTTCGGTGGGCGGCACTCTGAAGAAGGGCGACGTGTTCAGCATCGCCGGTAACAGCCAGACCTACGTGGTGACTTCGGCTGATGCCACCTACTCTTCGACCAAGACCGCCATCTCCATCAGCCCGGCCCTGGTTGCCATCGCCTCCAGCGGTGCCGACGTGGCGGTTCGTGCTTCTCACGTTGTCAACCTCGCCTTCCAGCGCGAAGCCTTCGCCTTCGTGAACCGTCCGCTGGCCGGTGTTGGTGGCGGTGCTGAACTCGGCTCGATCATCTCTCAGATGACCGATCCGGTATCTGGCCTGACCATGCGTATGGAAGTGACCCGCCACAACAAGCAGGAGCGTTTCGCCGTGGACGTGCTATACGGCGCCAAGGCGATCCGCCCCGCCCTTGCTACCCGCGTCGCTGGCTAATCGCTTCGCCTCAAAACAAGAAAGCCGGGCAGAAATGCCCGGCTTTTTTGTTGGTGGAGGCGGAGGGATTTGAACCCACAAACCTTTTCAGGTAGCAGGGTTTGAGCCTGCCGCGTATGCCTGTTCCGCCACGCCTCCTTAAAGGCATTCGTATCCTCTTTCAGTGGTATAGAATACCCGCTTTATCCCGAAGTCAGTAATGCACCTAGCGCAACCCGGACAGGGTTTAGCATTGCCCAAAATAAATTTATCTCGTTTCGTGCTAGAATACTTGACCCGGTACACATATAGGTCCGCTTTCTTCAAACTATCTACGTCCACAACACGCAAAGCATTAAAAATGGCATTTGTCTCTGCGTGCCAAAAAATAGATTCAGGGTTTTTCCCAAATTTGGCTTGGAACGGATGCGTTCGCATCTGGTTAGCACCGAACGATACGATTTCTTTGCCGCGCACGATAGCTGCCGCTATGCGTGAACTTTTAATCGGAGATACGTCTTCCGCAAGCATACGCAGTGTATTGAATATGTTCTCGTGCATTTTTGTGCCCCTAAGTTTGGTGTAAGCGGCAGGACTTGAACCTGCACCTAGCCTGTTATGAGCAGGCCGCTCTACCTAATTAAGCTACGCTTACTCTCCGTCTTCATCGTCATCGTCAGTTGTGAAAATAAAGTATTCTCCTTGACGGAAAAGAAAAACAGCCTCCATATTCGAGACGCTATCGGTCATAACCATTCCGGCATTTCCCTCTTTATCAAGAAAAAGCGTGACGGCCTTTTCAATCCCCATTTCCGATAGCCGTTCGGCTTGCGCCATCAACTGAGAACGGCCAGCGCCAGTCGTGCTGTTATTCTTCTTCGTCATAGAGAAATACTATCCTTGAAGGTCAGGGAGTTGGTTCTTTGCCCGCACATACGCTTGGATGTCGAAAGCGGCATCTCGTGCAAAAGAGTCTGCCGAGGGGTAGTCGTTAAAAATATGAAGGTCGAAAGGCTTGTTGGACAGGTTGCCTTCGCTTGAATGCTCCTTGGTGAATAGCCGCTGAAACCAATTGCGCTTCGGCTTTTCGGCTTCCAAGCTGGGGCGACGGATTTCCACCATTGTCGCCTTCATATCTTTTTTGAGGTAGTCATACTCGTTGTCGAAACGAACATCGTCAACGACGACATTCTTACCATCCCACAAAAGAGGGCGGATTTTGGTATCAGCAACTTCAAGCCAAAAACTCTGCCCCATGCAGTTACGACCCCATTCCGTGCCAAGGGTCTGCATGGCGTGGCGGGGTGTCTTGTCAAAAAGGAAGGGGCAGTGTCGGTGCTTCTCGCTGCCCTCGATGATTTCGTCAATCTTGCACATAGGCACGCCTTGATAGGCCAAAAGGGCGCGGAGCATCGCCTTTAGGCCATCCGCCATCTTCACACGAACGAAGCCGTATTCGCGCACAAGCATGTCGGCCACGGTGCTTTTTCCCGCACCGGGATATGGGCTGTAGATGCCAACAAGATTTCCAGTTTTAAGCGGGGACATGGTTTGCCTTCACTCTGATACGGGGTTTGCTTGTGGCGATGGCGTCGCCTCTGAACCACGCCACGCCTGCGTCGTCAACTTCAACCAACTCTGGCGGTAATAGCACACCACCACGCCAAGTCAACACCGCAAAACCGGGACGCGAATAGGACGGGCCATCTTCCGCATACTCGAAGGCAGAGTGGTCCTTGTGGGCCAGGAAGCCGCACTCCACGCCCCAGCGCCGCCCCTGGTAGTCCTCGATAGGCGAGACGGTCAGGGCGTGCGTATGGCCCGTGACGATGCTCACACCGGCTACCATGGCGTTGTTGCGAGCAGCGCCGACGCCTTGGCGCTGCTTGTGCTTGATGACCGTGTGGCCGCCTCGCACGCCACTATTGACGTGAAGGGACCAACTCATCTTCCAATTAACGAAATGGTCGGACAGGCGAAAACCTGAGATGCCCTTATAGTCTGAAGCCGTCAGCGCCAGCTTGTAGTCGAAGCGTCTGCAATGGTTGCCGATGGTGTAGAACTTCGGCATGCCGGGCGGCAGCAAAGCTTCAATGTTGGCGAGGACTTCGGTGCAGGCGTCTAATTCTTCCTTCACGCTCGGCTTGCGCTCCCAGCCAAGGGGAGGATGGCGCCCAATAGAGGCGCCGTCAAACAAGTCTCCGTTCATCACGAAGAAGTCGGGTTTGATCTGCGGCAGAAGCGTATAGAGTGCGGATTCGGCTGCCGTTATGCCATCACCGGGCCACTTGTGGCGGTCGCTCACGATAACAGCGCAGCCATCTTCGATCTGAAAATGCTCCCTTAGCGTATATGCGCGGTCGTGAACCGTCAAATCGTCTGTGATGGACGGCAGCACATAACCGAGGCTTTCAAGCCTGTTGCGCCTCGAATAGACGTTGCGGACATGAATGCCGAGGGCCTTTGCAACTTGGTTTGGCGAGAAACCGCTTTCGACCCAAGTGCGGATGAAGTCGTTAGCGGAAGTTACCACTTGCAAACCTTTTGGCCTGTCAGGTTATGGGCCAAAATCTGCTTTGCGGTTTCATTCGTAAACGCGTCTTGCTTCGACACGTAGATGGGCCTCCAAGGCCCACACGCATCAATCCCGGCGCCAGTCTTGGCGCAGCCTGTCAACAGCACTACTGCCAGAAGTGGTGCCCATCTTACGGTCGATTTCATCCCGCGTTCTCCGTGTCTCTATGTCGCTCGCCAATGCCCTTTGCTTTTCCGATTCAATGCCGCTGCGCCTGCCCTTGAGATATGCAGATGCAAAAAGCATAGCGGCGCCGAAGATTGCAAGAAAAAAGCGACCAACCTTGGAAGAAAAAAATGAGACAGCGTTCAGAAGCATCATTCTTTCCGTGCCCGCCAAATAATGACGCCAACCAGCGCCACAAGGATAAGGCCACCAACGATCCAAGGCGACATACCGCCCATGATTCGGATGACAGGTTCGGCTTCTGAGAGCGCCGTGCCTGCGGCGCTGATCGTAGCGACGGTAGCAGCACCCTTGGCAGTATTGGAGGATAGGGCGGTGGAGAGGCCCGCCGTTGCTTCTGAGACTTCTTCGCCAGTTGTGCTGGATACAAAATTGCCTCGCGCCCACAGGCCCGCTTCGGCTGCGCGGCGATTTACCAATCCAGGCACAACGGCGCCCTTCACCTTGTTCCAACGCGCCAATTCTTTTGGCACGCTTTCATAGTCGCCTGCGTTCAGTTTCTTGATAAGCGTAGACTTCTGCGCCGCGCTAATGCCGACGTTGAAGCACCATGAAACGAGGGCGCCATACTGCCCGTCGGTCAAATCGACTGAGACCATTTCTGAAATTGCTTTTTCGTAGATGGCCAAGTCGGAGCGAAGCAGCTTTGCGGCACGGGCTTCCGTGATCTTGGTCCCACGCTTCATAAGTGACTTGGTGGCGGTATGCCCATAGCCAATCGTATCCACGCCTGCGGGGCATTTGTATGGCTCAGCGCGAAAGCCTTCCCACCGCTTGATGAGGTCTACGGTTTCTTGGTTGACTTTGCGAACCGTCATGTCGTTCTCCATAAATTAGACGTTCTTGATCGACTTGCCTTCGGCATACTTGGCAACGGCGATGTCGATAAGGCGCGGCCCGGTATACGAGATGGCGATGATGACTGCAAAATTAGAAAAACCAGTCAAGCCGAAGGCGTCGGCAATGCCTTTGCCGACAACACCCATGCCAATAGCCATAGGGATTTCCCACAGCAAGCACAAGCCTGCGGGGCGCTTGGCAGCCATGGCCAACGCCAACATGCGGCCCAACATGCCCATGCCACCAGCCACGGCGCCTTGGGAGGCCAATTCACGGACTGTCCATTCATCTAGCGCCATGTTGGCCCCCTTACGGCAACTCCGCATTAGCGGTAACGTGGAGCCTCGATAGACTCCCCACAGCCCACGCCCCCGCTGTTGCGGTAAAATAGAACCCCCATTCGTTTGCGGTTAACGATGTGGATGAAAAATCGGCGTTGTTCGCGGTGTTTCTGGCTTCCGCGTTTGCTGCTGAAGGGTTGAAAGAAGTCATGGTTGGTGCGATACGCATACGGGTTGGGAACGCAAAACCTGTATAGGCCGCATTGGCACTTGCGGCTAGAACGCCAAAACCAAGCGCACCTGTCACCCCTGCGTTCTGCGCTGGAGCCGTTTCAAGAGGGAACGTTTTCCAGTAATACCGCTGGCACAGACCGAGTTCGACCGAAAGCGGACGTCGCTCAAACGGAGTGGCTTGGGCGCCCGGTTCAATCTGGATATGCGACACGTCAAAAGTAAAAGTAGTATTAATCGGTAGATAAATTAGAAAGGATAGATCGTCGTCGTTGTTCGTCCCGATTGTTTTTCCGCTAATTGATGGGATATTTACGCTGTATGTGTATTTTACCCAAGAAGTAGAAATGCTTTGACTTGTCACCACCGTCGTAAATACGTCCGCACTTGGCGAACCGCCACTTCCGAAATATTGAATAAATTCAATTTTCGGGAGAGTAAGCGATGATACCGCTTTGGCATACAGCGAAACCGAAATTGTTTTCCCAGCAAAAGTCCTGACGCCCTCAATACGCTGCCGCAATACGTTATACGTAGCCCCGCTGCCTGCTACGCTTTGAGCAAATCGCAGATGATATCGCGGCTGATCGGGGACATCTGTTTGTCCGACAGTAAACGCTTGCCGAGAAATTGTTCTCGTTGCGCCCGCGCCATCGAAGATAACGAACCATCTATCCGCCGTATAAGCGTTGAAAGCGGGGCTACTAAAAGAAGTGCCCCTTTGCCAAATATCAAAATCACCATTGATGATGGCGTTTCGGAATCCCGCCAACGGGCCGTCGTTGATATTGGTGACGCCCGTGATACCCGTATTTTTCAAAGTCAGATTGCCGTCGCTGTCATACATGACAAAGCGGCGAGCAGAAGGAGCGAGGAACAAATATTTTGACCCACCACTCGGCCAGCTATACGCTGACGGGGTTCCCGTGGCGCCTAGATGAGTCGCTAGAATTGTGTCCCTGCTGATCGTATCTGAAGCCGCGTCAGTAAACGTCCCTTCGCCAACTTCAAAAACTGTTGGCTGCGTTAGGCTATCGACAGCAACGTAACCGACTCTAGACCCTGTGGCGACATTCGCCGTTGCCGGGTTCAAATAACCATCGACGGTCGAGCCGATAGTGTAAGGCGCGGTTCCAGTGACGGCGACTTTTACTAAAACGCGATCACCAACAAAAACAGGAACGCCCATTACGCATCTTCCTCAATTGTAAAGTCTGTTGTCCACAAATCTTCTAATTGTCTATTTACAGCAGGCACTTCAGAGAAATGCCCAAAAATACCGTCACCTAGAAACTCTTCTTCTTTTGCAAAGAAAATTTGTTTGGTTGTGCCGACTTCACCAGCAGCCGTGACGACTGTATCCGCCTCTGTCTGAGTCAGAAACGGAAAAGAGGTTCGTTCTACACGGTAAGACAACCCTGCCGAAACGTATCGAACGCCGGTCAAAGCAGCGCGGCTAGAGATGCCTGGGTCGCGGAACGTCCTCGTCTGCCCATAGCCGTAGGAATACTGAGTGATAAGCGCATCCCCAACCCATAGACGTCCAAGTTGGATATAGGTTAGACCTGAAGAACCTGTCCCTACAAATGTAAGGCGAATGTATCTAGCGGTGATACCTGCGCTTGACCGCCACCCCCACACTCCCCACGGGTTCAGTGTAAACGCGGCAGCGGAAAGATTGAGAGCGTCTGTTCCGCCCGCAACCAGATTGCTTGCTCGAATGGCAACTGTTGCACCGGAAGGCGGTAGGACACCATCTCGCGGAGCAGCGAACGCTATGAGTTTGATAGTCCGACTCGCGCCTAAATCTAGATTGATGATGGCACTCGTGCTGCTGTTCCAAGTGCTGCTGCGCCAGATATCTTGGACCTGAGTCGTGAGCATCCCCCGCGCACCAAGCGCGCCTTGAAAACTTGAGACTTCGAGTGAAGCGCCAAGTTGCTCAGCCCAATTCTTCCATGACAGAACAGCGCCCATCAGCCCCACAACTCCAATTCGGCGTAGTCACCTCTAGCAGAAATGCCCCTAACAAGAAAGTCCTTGCCCTCTCCCGCCAACGTCGGTATCCCCGGCCATTTCAATTTTACGACGGTCCCGACAGGCAACGCCCACCAGTTAATGTTTCCAGCCCGAGGACCAATTCGGGCGGTCCACGTCCGCCGAGGCGCCTTGTAGATAGTTAAAAGTGATTCCGCCAAAGTGCTTGCAGCGGTTTTCGATTCAATAACACCGGGTAACTCGGGGCCGTCCACGGCAAGTGGATACCGGATTTTTACGTTAGCGTCAGAGGCGACGGCATACCGTCTTTTTTTGCTATAAAAATCTTTGTCTGAAACTAACGGAGAATCAGATACGTCGCTGCCTTCTTGAGTAACGTCTAATTCTTGATACGCCACTCGTAGCCGCCACCACGGAGGAGTAGAGCCTGACGTTTCTTGTGGTGCATCCAAAAGCATATATGGTTCGATAATAATTGTTGCCGATTCTGGCGACGTGATGACGCCGCCCCCAAATTCACCAAGAGTATTTGGCCCCCACCATACCGAGCCGAGAGCAGCGGCTAGTCGGTCCATGGCATCCTCGGCGGTGCCTTCTCTTACAATGATCCCAACTTCTGTGCTGGGCCATGTGGAGAACGTGGATGCCGTGGCGCTGGCTACGCCCCCCGCCACTTGTAGGATTTGCGCGGCGACAAGCGCCGCCGTAGACGCATACCCGCCGAACGTGCTGCCGCGCACGTCGGCTGTAAGAAAAACCGGGTCATCATGGAGTTTTATGAACCCGCCGCCTTTGAAAGAAGTGTATTTGCCGGTAGCAGGACTATCCGCAACCAAAGACGCATACGAATCCTCATTTTCTTTTAATTCAAGCAAGCCACCGAGGTCACGAACCGCAACGATTTCTTCAACTTCACCGTCATGTAATTGGTAGATTCTGTTCGCAGCATCTACCAATGTGGGTTGCACATTTCGGACAAAACCAAAAATACGGGGCTTGCTTACACCACGCAGAGAAGCATCGCCTTCTGCTCCGCCTGCCCCCGTATAGAGGCTGTTCGCGGCACCTAGTAAGTCTGCTGCTGCTGAGCGAAGCGGCATACGCAGCGTGTCGGTGCCTTCAAACGCCTCTGAGGCTCGAAGCGACGCCACTTCTACCCAAGTTGATCGCTCCGCATGATTTGGGCGCCGATGCGGGGCGCGAATCAATTTCACTTCGCGCCCACCAATCGCCCATTCGCCCGCGATTGAGTCTAGCGCCCCGTCTACGTTACGCAGGCGCAGTTCACCTGCTTCAACTTGACTCCTGCGCCCTTCGCCAGGATAGACAGGGATAAAGCGTTCAACAGCCGGGGGTTCTAGTAGGCGCGGGGGGTATACCTCTTCTGCCCCGGTATCCCTAGGCTCTTGTATCCAGCCCCGATCTGACACTTTAATGGTTGCTACAGAAGCCACAACCGCAGACTGTTGGATGTCGATTGCCGACAGGGGTGCGCCTGATGGCATGAACATTTGGGATGGGCGTGGTTCCCCGACACCTTCAGGATCAGGGTTAATCTCGATCAGCCAAACGGATTCCTCGATCCCGGCGCTTGCTACAGTGATGGTCGAACTCATTGTGCCCTCAGACGGGATGTGCGAAGTTCTTCTCTCAATTCGCCAATCTGTATCTGAAGACCGGAGACGGCTTCAAGTAGGGCGCTGCCTTGGTCCGCATCATTCCGTGCAACGGTTTCTTCCAAAGACTCAATCGCGTTCCTGACGGCGCGCAATTCACCGACAACGGCTTGAGTGTTGCCGCCATTCACCTCTACGCCTAGGCGCCCGTCAGGACCACGGCGTAGCGGCATGATGGCTTCGGGACCTGCTTCGCCAAACAAGGCCATGGGCGCCAGCGTGGGGCTGTTCACGTAGTCAGGGATGCCGCCGTTGGCGTATGCCATGACCTTACCGTGGTAGAGGGCCGCGCCAAGTGCCGCTGCCATCCCGCCGCCACCACCCATGTCACCGCCAAATCCGCCCGCACCCGATTCGGCGTCAAACATAAAATCTTGCTGTGCCACATACGTCTGCACATCTGCCGTCTTTTCAACCGCAGTCTTGATGGCTTCGGCTATCGGAAGAAGCGATTCCAGCTTATCATTAAACTGCTTGTTGTATTCCAGCGAGGCGGATTCAAAAGCCGTCTGCCCAAGCCCCGCCATTTCCTTAACGAAAGGCACGTCGCTGATATTGAGAAGTTGCTGCCCGACCGGGTTGGAAACTAGGTTTTCAAGCGAAGATACAACGCCAGAACGGATGCCGTGGAAGGCGCTGGTAGAACCATAAATCTCCCGCGCCAAATTCAGATAAGTCTCAGACGATTGCGTGATGCGCTGAAGGGCCGTCCTATCGCCCGTCTGCGCCGCCGCCAAATCACGACTGAACAACTCGCCCGCCGAAGCCAACCGCCCCATGCCCGTGGTGCCGGATAGCCCGCCAACACGTAGCGAATCTAGGAAGTCGCTGATGCCCCGTGTGCTTTCACGCATGATAGCCGCGCGTTCTTCAGCCTGCACTTCTTCTAGTTTCACAAGCATCTTAGACTTTTCTTCTGCCGTGAGCGCAAGCGCGTCTAGCGAGGCGGTGAAGGATTCAATCTCCTTTTGGGTGTTGTAGGAAAGTTGAATCTGCTCCGCCTGTTGGTCGAGGCCGAGTGCGGTAAGGCGACGGATTTCAAGGCCAAGTGCCGTGTCGCGAATGGTAAGGGCGCGCTGCTTTTCAAGTTTGGCGATGCCTGCATCCCGCGCGTCATTCAACTCCTCTTCAGAGATGCCATACTCACGCGCTTTGGCAGCCGCCTGGGCGAATGAGTCTATCAGCGCGTTCATCTGTTGCGTAAATTCAGGGATCGGGTCTTCGGTCAGCCCCTTGATAGTGTCTTGGATGCTGATGAAGCCTTCGACAAACCCTTGCAACTTTTCTAGGCCAGCGAAAGACCGACCTGAAAGCGCACGGTTCAATTCATCGTTGGCGGTTGCCGCAAAATTCATAGAAGCAATCGCTTCGCTGAAGCTGGCAGCTTCGCCATACCCAAGGTTGCCCATGCCGAAGCGGTTGCCACCCACGGCGCGGTCGCCCGTTACGGAAAGGCCGCGCTGTTGCAAATAGGCGTTGATAGCGTTGATGCCCGCTTCTGCTTCTTGGAATTGAGCGCGGCCCTGTTCGTTGTAGAACATATCAGTCATGGCGAGTCTGCCATTCTGACCGCGAACTGCATAGCCGAAACCGCGATCAGATTCACCGGGGCCAAAGAGGCCACCACCAAGCCCCCCAAGCGTGCCGCCGATCAACCCCCCAAGAGGACCGCCGATAAGAAAGCCAGCAAGACCCCCCAGGCCGGAACCAATCATGCCGTTTGTAGATTGCGCTGAACTTCGACCCATCATAGAGTTTAAAAAGCTACTAATGGCGAAGCCACCACCTATGCTGCCCATTGCGCCGCTAAGAGTGAGCGCGGACCCACCCATGAGAGACGTGCCGCCCAGCCCGAACATTCCCGGCGTGCCAGCGGAAGCCACGCCCCCAAAACCACTCGCAATACTAGGCTCTAAAAGCCCCGGTATCATGACGGTGCTTGGCGCTGTGCCGAAAATAGAAGCACTAAGCCCACCGCCACTAATCCCCAGCGAACCAAGAATCCCTTCCTTCGGAATCAAGGACGAAAGACCGAGCAGGTCCATCAAACCCCCGCCGCCACCCGCAGCGCCAGCAACCGCCCCGCCTGCGCCAAGCACGGACAGGCCCGCGCCAAGTGTCGGGCGCATGGTGCCGCCAAAAAGGCTATTCAGGACGGGGTTGATGACGCCAAGGCGAATGATGGATTGGAGTATGGACGACATGACACCGCGAACGATGTTGCCGAAGTTGAGTGCGCGGATTTCGCCCTTAGAGAAGGCTTCGGTGATGGCGTCGCCAACCTGCTCGAAGGCCCGTTCGCCAATGCGGCCAAGTTCCTCGTAGGAGTTTTTGAAGTAATCAATGTCTTGGCGACGGCGAACAATGTCTCGGGCATCGGCTTCCGCCGCACGAATATCTTCTTCGCTGCGCCCTCGCGCTTGCTGGCGAGCGCGAAGCGCGGCCAACTCTTGTTCACGAAGTGCGACGTTCTCCCCAAGAAGGCTACGCTCTTTTTCAAGCAGGGCGATTTCATCCCGCCTCACGTTGATGTCCTTGGCAGCGTCGATTTCTTTTGCGCCCGCCGCTTCTCTGCGCATCAGGTCAAGGATGCGTTTTTTGATTTTCTCGCGCTCAACTTCCGTCTTGGCGCCAAGGCGAATGGCTTCCGTCTCCGCCTTCAGTTGCAATTCTGCGTCTTCGCCCGCCTGAGTGCTGACGCGATAGGCAGCGGCGATCTTGCCTTGGTCGCGGATTTGGGTTTCGAGAGTCGCGAGGTATTTGTCTAGGGTTTCCGTGGATTCCTTAGTGGAGCCAGTCGCTTTCTTAGTAGCCTCGTCCAAATCCGCTTTGATGGCGACGTATGTCTGCTCGCGCTTAGCCGCGCGTTCAATAACTTCTTCTTCAAATGCTTTCGCATCTGTTAGTGCGCGGACACTTGGGTAAAGTCGCCGATACGCGTCTTGGAGAACTTTTAGTCGTGCAGCCTCATCCCGTTGGTCCTTAGCACGGATATAAGTTTGCGCGATGGGGCGGCCAACGCCCCGCATGGCGGAGGGAGTGGCCTCACCAAAATCAACCGAGTCTAAGGGGCGGCCTTGACCCACCAAATCAACCTGTTGTCCTTGCGCATCCAAAGACGCGCGAAGTCTTTGGACACCTTCAAGCAGATTCAAAATAGAGGTTAGCGGCCCGCGTAGTTTTTCTACGTTAACGTCTGACTGCAATATAGAAATTACGCCATTCAGGCTTGTGGCCATCTTTTGAAGTTCGATGTTTGCCTTTCGGCTTTGCTCCGTTTGGTCATCAAATTTGAACGACTCTATCCGTGTTTTTAATTTCTCTATTTCTTGGGTGTATCCCCCCAAAGACATAGAGCCTTCTAGAACCTGTTCCGTCCACCCACGAAATTGTTCTCGAACCCGCTTTGCAGATTCCGCATATTCTTCAGGTTTGAGTCTAGTTACTTCTGACAAAGACCTGTTAAATGCAGCCAAGCCTCCTGTCTGTAAATCTAGAAAAACATTTCTAAAACTCTTTTGCGCAGTTTGCAGATCATTCTCCATTTCTCTCAACGCTTTTTTATTTTCTTCTAACTGCACTCTGAGCGCCATAGTAAAGGCTTTTGACGCTTCATATCCGAGTTTCTGATAAGAACGAGTCAGCCGCTCTAGGTCACTTTCCGCGCTGTTTGTCGCTTGGCTTGTGCCTGTTATAAGAATGGAATTGACCGCGTTGATGCGCGTAGACAAATCTGCATAAGTCTTATCAAACCGCTTTACAGCACTATCTATTTGGTCTAGTTCGCGCCCTGGACCTCGGGCGTAAGCAGTAATAGCGGCGCCAATAGATGCGATGCCTGCCACTATTAGCCCTTTAGGCCCAAACGCAAGCGCCAATCTCAAAAGACTGCCTGCCGCCAGCGTAGCGAGCGCCCCCGCCACCAAATCAAGATTGTTGGCAAGAGTTGCGAGCGCCTTGGCCAACACCTCCACCGCACCAGATTCGCGCGCGGCTTCAATTAATTTGCGGATTTGATCAGTGGTAGAAATAAGTGCTTGATCGAAACCCGCTTCCTTGAAAAGCATGTTCGTTTTGGTCAACTCAGTCGTGAGCCTGCCGAACGCCGCACCAACAGACTGCGATGTGCGCCCAAGCGTTTCGGCGCCACCAGACATGGCGTAAATTTGCTTTACAAATTCAACCGCATACCGCTGAACGTCAATCGTGCCTTCTTCAAAACGCTTATTAATATCAACCGATTTCCCATCTACTTTAATCATGGCGCGTTCGAGCGCAGCCATGGCGACGGGAAGGCGATCACCCATCTGGTTGCGAACTTCTTCCGCCATGAATTTGCCCTTGGACATGGATTGCTCCAATGCCCGAATGACACCCATGGTATCCGCAGCGGAAAGACCGAAGTTACGAGACGCTGCGACCAATTCTGAAAAAGTTTGCCTAGTCTGACCGCCCTCGAACCCTGCGCCCTTCATCGCCAAAGACAGACGCGCAAAAGAGTTGCCCACATCGCCAACGGCAAAACCAACTCGGTTGGCTTCAGCAAAAAGGAAGTTTAAGTTGCGCTGAAAGCCAAGTGTGCCTTCTGAAACGGTCTTTAGTGTATTGACAAACTTATCAATTTCTAGGCCCGCTTGAATGACCTCTCGGAGCGCCAAAGTCCCCGCAAGCGCACTAAGGGCCGCTGCGGTGTTAAATGCCACGCGACTAAATCCACCAAGCGAGGCATTCGCCGCGCCAAAAGCTGCGGAGAATACGCGGGCGTTTTCACCTACTTTCGTGAGCAATCCGCCCATCCGCGCTATTTCTCCACTAAGCGCGTTTGCTCCTCGGTTAAACTCCCCCTGCGCTTTTACGGCAGCCATGGACCTTACGCCGTAGGTATTTAATACGTTTATATATCTATTGAGTTCCGCTTCCGCTCCTTTTTTGATACCAACTGCTTGATCTAGGGATAACTGGCGGTTTGCGCGACCAATTATGCTTGCAACGCGCGTTCTAGCTTGCTCAATTTTTCTCTCCATTTGAAGTGTGGCTTGCATTTGTTTGTCGAGTTTGGCGAATGCGCCTTCTGTCTTTTTTGCGTTTTCTTCAAGTGGCTTCGTTCCTGCGTTCGGTTTAGCCGCCTCTCTGCCAATCCTCGTAACCGACTTCTCAACCGCCGTCGCCGCTACGGCAAGTTTATCCAGCGCCGCAATAGCCGCAGCAACCGACTTGGTATCGACCTTGACTGTAAGATTAGCAACTGAATCCGACAAAACTACCCCCGTCTAGAAACTCGTTTTGGCGTGGGCGTTGGGTCAGATTTCTTTGCGGCTTCCCTCGCGGCCCGTGCCGCTTTAGCCAAATCAGCCTGGGTGTTGAGGAAAGCGGTGTCTATAACTTTTATAGCGCGTATCTCATGGGGAAGCAATACGCGCCCCGTCAAATGCAAGTAGGCTTGCATCTCCAGATAACTGATGGGGTTGGCAGAAAACCCGTTTGAACTTCGTGTGCTTTGAAGGTCGAAGAAACTAGACCACGCAAACGAATATTCTTCCGGCATAGGCGGAATGTCGAGACGGTTTTCTAATTCTGCTTTTTGTTGCCGAGAAGCAGGGTCGGTTCTACGTGCAAGATGAGTTAAGGCACGAGCGACGCTATCCGCTTCGCTCGTGCCATCCTCTTTCTTAGTGTATAGCGCAAAATACCTTTCCGCGTGTTCCTTTAGAAGTTCAAGACCGTCCTCATAGAAACGTGGCGCGGTCGTCTAGGGCTTCGCTGACCTGCTCCTTGATCCAAGCGAAGCGGGCATCGGTGTAGATGGTGCGGGCCGCAGTCTCAGACAGCGGAGCGGCAATCGCCTTACCATCCGGGGTGACTAGGTGCCATTCCTTCGTAGCGGCCACTAGGGTCTCAGCACGCTCCGCCTCAAGCTCATCCGCAGTCAGCGTGACACGCCCACGCATCTTGAGGCGCTTGTTGAGCGCGGCCTTCTGCACCTTCTGAACTTCCGGGCTGTCAAGGCTGACAACAGAAATAAAAGCCTCCTTGCCGTTTTCATCGCGGAGGGGCTGACGTGTCTTGGGGTGGAGTAGGATAACCGGAACAGCGTTTGAAACGTCAAGCGCGAGGGCGTCAAGTGACATGGTGGCGAAAGACCTCCTGGGTCAAATAAGAAAGGAAGTTTGAATGTTTTGGTTGAGTGCCTTAGAAAAGTCAAGACAAAAAAAGAGGCGCCTTGCGGCGCCTCTCTTTTTAATCTGTAAGTGGATTAGGCGTTGCCGCGCTGCACCACCATAGCAGACGTGCCCTGCGCCGTGTTGGTGGATAGCGGCTTCAGCGCCACGAAAGGCATGGTGACGGTGATGCCGGTATCCGGGCTGTCATCCACATCGCCGCCGCTATACTTGATGCGGGGCAGGATGATGTTGATGAACTGCGCCGAACTGTTCAGGTCATCCTGATTCTGTAGGCGTAGGATCAGCGTCGATTCGGTCTCGGTCACGAACTTGTCGTGCATCGCAGCATTAGTGAACAGAACCGTGATGGTGCCGCTGATGTCAGCATATCGGCCAAATAGCAGGTCCGGGGTTAGGTTGGTGCCAACCACCTGCGGCCCCGCCATGTTGTTGTTGACCGTGATCTCAGCAGCGGTCACGAGGCCAAGAACAGAGCCGCCTTCATACAACTCGCCATTGACCGCAGCGAACGGCGTGGTCTGCGGCGCGGTGTTGTAGGTGGAAGAAACGGTGCTGGCGACAAAGCCCGAGCCGTCTCGGCCAATCACGCTGAAGGTCACACCAACAAGGCCAGATGCCGGGACGGAAATCGTCATCTGGTTGAAGCGCACACCCTTGAACTGCTGATACAGGTTGCGATCAGTCAGCCAACGCTCGATGGTGAAGGAGCGATAGGTCGTGCCAACGCCAACCTTGCGGCCTGCGACCGCGATGGTGGCGGAAGCGGTGGCTGTGGTGCCGATGGTGCCGGGTTCAACCTCGATGGTGGAAACGCCAACGCTGAGCGCCGTGAAGTAGCGATCCGTTAGACCCGTGATCGCGGGGGTGGCGGAGACAGAGAACACTTCACCAACTCGGAAACCAGCGGTCGGGAAGTTTGCAGAACCGCAAGTGATTCGATTGGTGGCAGAGTTGACCGAGATGCTGCTAAAAGGCGCGGAAGAACCCGTCGCCCAAGTGCCGCCCATGATGGCTTCGATGAAGTCATCCCATGACTGCTGCGAAAGCTCGCCAACAATGTCGCCTGATACGGAACGGTAGCCGTGGCGCACGTCCTGGCGCATACGGTCAGAACGACGCTCCTCGGACTGATAAGCCTCCTTCTGTAGATTGACAGAGAAGGACACGTCGCGAACGCGCTGAAAAGTGGAACTGACGGGGGTGGACCCGAAAACTGCTTCCGCTACATAGCCAATTTCTGTAAGGCCACCAACTGCAATAGTGCCGCTCATAATTTTCTCCTAGCGATTAAGGCGGCAATCTTATTCGCCGCAAAAAGTCAATGCGCTACCACCTATAATCCAACAAAACGGGCTAAGTCAATGTAACGCCCTTTACGTGGTGGGCACGTAGGAGAACCAAGGAACGGTGAGACGGATACGCCAAAATGGCCCTTCGCGGTCTGCTACGACCATGCTGGGTGTCGCTTCAATGTTCACGGATATGCCGCTATTCGTCAGCACCAACCCACGGCTAAAGTGCTGCCTGATCCGCTCCGCCAAAGTCGAAGCCGTATTCGGGCCTTGGTCCTGTGGCGCGTAGATATCCAACTGATAGAGGCCGCTCTCAAAGTCCATGGCGCTTTTGTGATTCGCTGCCGCGCGTGTTGCCCCCGGTAAGAAATTGACTCGGATATGAGTTTCATTTGTCTTGGGCGTGAAGGCGATGTTTTCCCACGCCACACTAGGAAGCGCGGATAACGAATTGAGGCGAGCGTTGAGGGCATTACGAATAGCGAGTAGGCTCATCGGACTGTCCTCGAAACTCGTGCGGCGTTGGAGATTATCGTTCCCCATTCCTTAGCATTCACACGCATCATACCTGCCGGAGCCTGGATAGAAAATCGGGATGGTAGCGTTTTGACGCGGCGTTCATCCGCAAACCGATACCCGCCAAATTCCAATTTACCAATGTAGCCGACGGTATTTACAAGGTAGAGGGTTGTCTGGATACGCGGCGAATAGAGAGAATAGGTTTGAGCGATTTTCTGAACAGTTGGGGCGCCGTTCGGATCAAGAGGAGTATTGTTCGACGTTAAGTTGGTATCGAAACCAGCAACCCAGCCACCACGGGCACGGCCAATTGAGCCTGGATCGTGCATCCCAAAAGGCAAATCAATCGGCGTCCCCATAACGATATTCGACGCAAGTTTCGTCGCCGCGCCAGATACCGTTTTCGCAAGGCGCCGTTCAGTCCTTTGAGCAAATTTGGCAACTTGCTCAGCGAATGTCATCGTTGTGCAATCACACGATACATGACGACCACGCCACTTTCAGGGATCGGCTGCACCCGCGTAATCTTGTAAGGCAGAGCCGTAGTGGGCGGGGAGCCAATCGTCATGCCGGGTTGTGGGGCGAAGGTCAAACCACTTGCAGTCAGGTAGACTTCAATCTCTGCCGTCTCCGCCAATTCAGGAACGTCGAACTGGCTATCCCGCGAAAACGACTTGCCCCGGATGTCTTGTGTCGCCGTGCTTGTGGTGACTGAACCCGTAGATGGGTTGTAGACCTGATCGCCCCGTTTGGTGACACGGAACACGTCGCCATACTTCTGAAGAAGCCGAAGTCCTGCGCCGTCGCGTAGCCGTTCAAAAAGTGATGTGGTCATGTGCGTATGATACGTGGAAACCCGAGTGGAGTGACGATAGGCGTCAGGATAAACTCAATATCGCGATAGATTGGAATGGTCCGTGCGTTCTGTGCATACTTTACACGAATGGGGCCGATCTGTTCTTCTAAGACCGAATCACTTCGAGTCAAATCCGGTATTAGATTGTCCCCGCTTCGAGACCGCAGCGCCAAAGCGCATACCGCGTCTTTGACTTCCTTGGGGATTTCGCTTTCCTCCACGGTCCAGCCATCGCGGCGGACAGCGTAAGCGCGAGGCCAGGAAAGAGCCTGTTCCTCGGTGCGCTTAACGCCAATCCATCGGCTGTAGTATGCGCCTTCAAGATAACGCATCGCCTTCATGATATCGCTATCCGCAGACACGGGAGGGGCGAGGCCATACAAGCGGGCATACGCGGCAACGTCCTGCCCCGTCACATACGTCTGAGAATCAACCTTAGCTGATCCATCCTCAAGAATAAGTGCCATGCCAGTAGGCCCCCTCGAATGGATGCCTTATATCAAATAGTCTTGGAGTTTAGAAAGGCATCCCGTTCCGCAAGCCACGCCGCATCCGCTTCGGGCGAGATAGTGTTGCCCATCCAAGGACCACCTAGCGTATAGTGGGCGATCTTGGCGGTTGCAATGTCGTGGCCCGGTTCGCCAATTAGGGCGTTCCACTCTGGCGCCAAGGCGCCAATGTGCTTGTCCTTGTCCGCAATCCAGCAGAAACTATGCAAGTCTCGGCCAGGAACAGAGTTGATAACGCGGATATCCAAGGCGTCATTGGCGAAGTGATTGCAGTTAAATGCCATCACGGACGACCAATTTTTGAAGTTGTAATGCGTTTGCACTTGCCCGTCCATCTTCAACATGGTGGAGGGGGTGTAGTTGTGTTTGACGCACATAACCGCATACTTGCTGTCAAGCGAGTTGAACAGGTTGGCGATGTCATCCAAGAACAACACGTCACAATCGACAAACAACGCCCAGCCCGAGTATCCATACTTGGCCCGGTGCAGAACAGGAGTAAGAAACCGGGAAATGGCAAATTCCGTGGCTTGGGGTGCGTCTGAAATCGTATCCCATAGCCTCCCATCGCGCGTCTCAGTCTTGCGCCACATCAAACCCTTGTCGCGCATCTCGTCAATCTTGATCGGGACAACGGTGACCGGGATCGAAGCGCGGCGCCTCAGGCTGAACTCCGCAACTTCGTAGGCTTCCTCTTCTCGGCTGTCATAACCCATATAGATAGTGACCACGGCTTTAATCCCACGCTAGGATGAAATCATCAACAACGCGGTTTACAGGCTTCGCACCCCAAGAAATAAGCAAATCTACCGCGTCATATTGTCCCCACTCAAAACCATCCCAAGGCTTCTGCTCAATGCAGATGATCGGCTTGAACTTGCGGATTGTTTCTTCCGCACCCTTGATGACCTGATACTCATAGCCTTCTACGTCAATCTTGAGCGCGTCTAGGCAATCAAGATTTTCGCTATCAAGGGTGATGACTTCGACCGGGTAATGCTCCGCTTCGCTCGCCCACTTCGCCTTGTCAGAAGACGCAACCCGCGTTCCCGATGTGGTGTCGGGCTTATATTCGATGATGACCTCTCCCTTCTCAGCGCCAACTGCATAGGGGCGCAGTTCCACGTTCTTGGTGGGGCGAGAAGGATGATTGATGGTGTTCAGCATAAAGCACTTCTGATTGACCTTGATCGGTTCATAGCCAACCACGCGGTCAAACGCCTTGCTGAAGTGCAGGGACCAAAGCCCGACATTCGCCCCCACGTCCGCCACCAATCGTCGTCGGTTTGGCGGGACGGAATTCACAAAAGCGGCGAGGGTATGAAGCTGGTAACTTCCTTCACCCGTTGCGCTTTTGCGTGCGGATTGGTTGAGGAAAGGCAGCAGGTGTTCTTCGGTGCTGGGAATCCAAACACCGGCAACAAATTTGATATCTGACATTATGCTTGCACCGTTACGTCGGTTGGGTAGGAAGCGCCGTTGTCTTTGCGGTCGCCCTTCAGATGGTCGATATACTCACGCCAAACAGAGTTGACGATGGGGTGGGACGTTCCGAACGATAGATCGTCGCCCAAGTTCACGGCACGGATGTTGCCCTCCTTCATGCCGCCAGCAATCAGCGCATCTAGCACATGGCAATCCGTCCAAGCGGGCAGGCGATAGACCTGATCCTCAACATAGACTTGCCAGAAGATACGAAGCAGCCCACGCACGGTGACGTTGCCGCCAAGGCGGAACATCAAGATACCCGCTTCGGTATGGTTGCCGTTGCGGGGGAAGTGCCCCACATGCGCCCAAATCGGGAAGCGGTCGCCCAAGAAGTCATGGGGGATAGGCTTCTTGAACAAGGTATCGCCATCGAACCAAATCAACACTTCCGGCTTTTGGTCCATCTCAAGAAAGTCAATCTTGTTCGCTGCCGCAGCGAGCGTCGCAGGCTTGTGCGAGAACCGCACCGCGTCAAACCTGTAGTCGTAATACTTGCCAAACTTGCCGTGACAGACCGGAGAGTTATGGCGAAGCTCAAAATCCACCTGAGACGGCATTTCTTCATCCAGCATAAAGAAATGCACCAAATCAGTTTCGGGCGTATCGTGTAGAAGAAGCGAGTCCGAATAGACCCACAACTGACAATCCGGGATGGGGTTTTCCATGAAAGACGCAATCATGTTGCGCCCATACTTTTCGTATCCGTCTTGGCTAAAAGACGTTACCGCTACATACTTCACAAGTCGTCCTTCTTGATCGGTTTTTACTGGCCGTGTTCTTCTTGAACGTCGCTTTCTGCAACATCCACTACGGGTTCTTCTTCCACCGCCGCCGCTTCTTCAATGGCCGTGACAGAAGATCGCACGCGGCTGACCAACTCTCGAAACTGGAGAAGATGATGAGCCTCTTCGCACAGAGCGTTCAGGGCGAACGCATCAACGGATACGCGCATCACAGAACCTCATCTTCCAAAGTCTTTGGCTTGCGGCCCGGCTTGTTGCGGACCTTCACCGTCTGGCTGCCGCCGATCACGGGCACTTCGCGTTCCTCAATCTCGGGGATCGGAGGCGCATCTGCGGGGTCAAAAACCGCCTTCGTATATTCCTTCTCATCCGTATACGCGGTTGTGATTTCAGCGCCAGACCGCGCCTCAAAAGCGCGCTGGGGATCAGCATACGCAGGCGAAGATGGCTTGTGCTTGCGCGCTTCCTCGATACGCTCCTGCTCACGCTCTAGGGCGACAAGAGCATCCGGTGCAGAACCACCGCGCATGGAGACAATCGACCACTCAGACCACTGACTGATATTGTCTGCATACTTCGTCTGATTGACGATTTTAAGCTGCCCTGTTCGCTTGTTGCGAAGTTTGACAGTAGGTAACTGCATCCTACTTACTCCCGACCATAAATGCTCTTGACTGTGCCTGGAATCCAAACCTGCATCACGACGCGATTTGGCTCGTGCCGGTGCATCATGATGATCTTGTTTTCCTGCGCCAAATCGCGTGCTTCACCAACAGTAAATGGCGACATGGGGTATGTGCGCCACATCAAAGGGGCAACATGCCGGGGGCGCTCGCCAATGTCAATCCATTGCTTCAGTGGGATAGTCATGTTCCGTATTCCTCGATCACTGACACGTTCGTTGCTCGCTTGACCTTGCATGGATCGCAAATGCGATTATGCGACCCGACACTATCAAAGAGTCGGGAACAAGACAAACAGGTTTTTGTAATTTTTGGTTTTATTTCTAAGGAAAACGCATCCAACTCCCATTTAATTCTCACATGGTCCGCGTCCCTGTTCAGAGCCTTGGCAATGTCCGTTAGGCTGAACCCCGCCGCCTTCCAATCACGGGCTTGGCGTAAGTCGCGTTCAGTCCAGAATCCAATCTCAGGGGCGGGTTTATTGTGCCGCGCCATTGTTCTGACTAATCAGCTTCATAAAGTTGCATGTTCTCAAAAAGCGCATTTGGCGCAGGCCGCGATAAGAAGTTGATGCTATGTTCCGTTTCGGCCTCTGTGTCAAGAGAAAATGCTTCTACCCATTCCTGGCAGATTTTGCTTCTCACAATGTCGCTTGGCCTAAAGGTGCAGATCGACACTTCGATCCTGTTCTTCTGCGCCATGGCGACAAGCCGCTCAAGCCCCGAGTTTCTGATATCGACCTGTTGTGGATCGCCCGAAATGATTGCTTTGCAATCACCGAGGCGGGTTACAAAAAGCCGCAACTGTTCGATGGTGCAATTCTGCGCCTCATCTAGAAGCACAATCGTGTCTTCGCCAAACGTCCGCCCACGCATGAACTGGAAAGGGGCAAACTCCACAATGCCTTTGCGGAGCCATTCCTGTGCGCGCACCTTGCCGACAAGGCGCTCAATCACATCGAGAATAGGGATGGCCCAAGGCGTGAACTTCATGTTCAAGTCGCCAGGGAGAAAACCAATATTCTCGCTCTTGTCAGAAGAAATCATGGGCCGTGCCACAATGAACTTCTTGCAGCGTTCTTCAATGATTTCTTTTACGGCGTAGTGGGTGGCGATGTATGTCTTGCCCGCGCCAGCAGGGCCGAGGGCAAATATTTGCTGGAATTTTTGAATACCAGAGAGATACCGCGATTGGGAAAGGTTCTTGGCGGTAAGTGGTGGAAGCGATGCTTCCGATTGGGTTGTAGTGGTTTTGGGTTTCGTCTTTGTGACCTTGCGGGCTTGACGTTTCTCAGCCTTTGTCGGTCGGGGAACTGCCACGTATTGCCTCCTAGGCAGAGTTGCGCCAAGGACGGCAATAGCGTGGTGGGGTAGTATTTAGCAACGCCTTGACTTAGGTGCGGGGCCAATAGATGATCGTTGGCCCTCGGTCAATATGGGTCTGATTCCATACGTGCCAGACGTAATTGTGGATGGGCTGGGCCTTTCTTTCCTCCGACCACCAAGGGCGAAACCGCATCCTGATTTGGCGCGTATAAAGCGGAGAATCAAAGAACCGCGCCCGTGACGACGCCAAATCCCAATTTGCCCGCATCAAAAAACAGGCGCCATAGACCTTTCTCGATTGGATATGCTTGATGGCCGTTTCAACAAATCGGTCCACAATCTTGCGGTCATACGGGGGATTGGTGACGATCCAGTTTGTGTGTCCTATATCCGCGAAGGCGTCCTGCATACCGTAAAGAAACTTGAAATCCTTCTCTGCGAAACGGCGCAGAATACCACTACCGTTCGGGGCACAAATATCCGTAATCCCGTCGCACAAGCTAATGGACTCTACAAGCGCGTCCACACATCGAGGGTCGATGGTCTGATAATCGTCATTCTCTTTGCGTGCGTATCCGCTATGCACGTAGGGCACTTTAGTCATTGTATGCTATTTCCCTTATGATCTTACGACGTATCGCTAAAGCAAAGTCATCCCAGCCTTCCGAGATAACCGCAAAGCCATCTTCGGTTATGGTGTGGTCACGCAAGAAGGCTTCGATTTCAGCATTGAGGCCAACGCCAATCGCGTTCACCGTGATTTGGGCTTTCTGCGCCCTATCGCGTGCTTCCTGCGTCGGGATTTTGCTGGCGATACCGTCCGTGGATATGTCGATAACCTTGCGCTCAGGCGCACATGGCGCCGTGGCGAAGTGGCTAGAAGCCGTATCCAACGCCACGCCAATCTCCGTGGCGATTTGAACCCGGCGAGGCACGTTCTTGATTTTGGCGGACAGGCTATCCGCCTGTTCGGTTGATTTGACCGTGTGCCACGGCACCACGACTTCTGCCTTGCCCCCAAACGCCAAAACCTTGACAGCGATGCCGCCATCAAGGTTTTCAATCGTGCGTTGTATGGCGGGGTGGCTGAACGCCTCAGCCGTGCCGTCGCGCTGCTTTACCCATTCAGCATCGCTGACGCTGGCGCTTACGTCCATAAGCAGAACAAGCGCGACGGCACAACCGAGCATAGTGGTTAATACATCCCAAGCGCCTTGAGGTAGGTGTCGCGGATAAGTTCACGCTCCTCGCGTTCCGCAGCATCTTCCGCGCGCATCTTGATGATTTCGCGGATAACCTTGGGGTTGAAGCCCGCGCCCTTGGCTTCCGCCATAATATCCGAGATGGCGGACTGGATTTCCTTCTTCTCGGTATTGAGGTTTTCGATACGCTCAATGATCGAAAGCAGACGATCAGAGGCGATGGAGTTGTGGCCGATGTCGCTCATTGTTCTTAGTCCTCGTGCTTGACGGTTTCAGCGAATACTTCTAGTGTTGCGGTTCTTGACTTGATTGCCTCAAAGATTTTTGGCGCACGAGTTGGCAATTCAGCCAATCCTGTGCCGAGCCCATCATGCGGGACTACAACTGTTCTTCCCGCCTTTAGCCATGCAAGCGCAATCATAAATGGAAAGCGGATAGCATCTTCGACAAACTCCCAATCTTCGTCCTTAAAATACGAACTCGTTTGCGAGTCGGGTGCCCACTTTGTAGGCACGCCGAAGCTGTTGGGGTGGCCGCGCATGGTTGCAGCCTGACCACCGTAACCTTGGCGGCGCATGTTGTCACCAAAGAGAAAAATTGTGTGGGGGAAACCTTCGAGCACATCTTGCTTGGAGATGAACTTCTTGTAGACGAGTGTTCCGGGCATTTTACTTCCTATACCTTTTGCCTGACCAACCTTCTGCCTTTACTGGCAGCCCCGCCGCCCATTCGGGCGTGGCCGCTACCAACGCTTCATACTCTGCCACGTCTCCGTAGCCCTCGTCAACCTCAGAAACGACTTCATCGTGAACTGTCAGCACGACCGGATAATTGTGTCGCTCCAGTCGGAACATGGACTCCACCATCAGGTCGCGCGACACCGCCTGCACCACGTTCTCTGTGAACGTGCCTGGGCTGACCACGGTGCGCTCCCACTTGCGCGTAAGGGCGTTCACCGCGCCAATCACAACGCCTTGCTTCGTCTCGCCCCAAGGCGTCTTGACCGCTTCGACCTTGGCCTTTGGGTAATTAAGCGCGCGGCCCGAGGGGAGAAGCAGGCGCAAATTGTCATCGCGCATCCTGAACTTCATGTTGCGAAGCGTGACAACCTTGGTGGGGTTGTTGATAGCCTTGATGGCTGCACGCTCCAAGGCATACCACAGTTTCGGGATGTGGTGGTAAGTTTCACGATACAAAGTAACGACGCGCTTGTATTCTTCTTCTTCCAAGAAGATTTGGTCCTTGGCGCAAGTCAATGCGAACTTTGGCGCACCCATGGCGTAGCCCAGGCCGAGTGTCGCTGCTTTCCCTAGCTGGCGGGCACGTGGATCATTCTTTTTAGTGATCGGCCTGTTGTATATGATACTTGCAAAGTTACAGTAAATGTCATCCCCATTAGCAAACTGTCGCACCAAGTCATCTTGCCCTGCAATCCACGCCAGCACACGCGCCTCAATGGCTGCGAAGTCTGCTGCGTAAAGGATTTTTCCAGAGCCTGCTTGGATGAGGCTGCGAATCACATCAGCCACAACAGTCTGCACAGGGCCGTAGCACAACTCGATTTCGTCTATGTTGCCCCGTTGGATATATGGGATGGCGTCCTCTGGTTCTTTGAGCAATTCGGGGCGGGGCAGGTTTTGCAACTGCACGCCCTTGCCCGCGAAGCGGCCTGTAGATGCGCCATGGTAAAGCAGGTTGCCGTGGATGCGCCCTTCGGCATCCGCCATGTTCAGGATGGCTTGGAGTTTCTTGGTAGAGGACTTGGCGCCGATCTGGCGCAGATACAGGACTTCCCTGACTTCGGCGGGGAGGGTCTTGTCTTTAAGCGCGTTGGTGACGCCTTGCTTATCAAGGCTAGGGAAGTGGCAGCCTTTGGATGCGAACCACCGCACCAACTTATCGCGTTGGCTGAGTGACGTGACGAGGCCATTTGTGATTTGAACAAGGCGCGCATTGAGGCGGGACGCACCTTGCTCTACAAGCCCTAGCGCCAATCGTGCCGTCTCCAGGTCAACGCCAATGCCACGGTCGTTGATACGTTGGTCAAGCAGATAGACTTCCCGCTCAGAAGGTATGAGGGGGTAGAGTTTCTTTTCGGCTAGGCGTTCCGCCTCAACGTCGGTCTTGCAATACTCGTAGAGTTTGTTGAGGCGGTCGAAGTATATTTGGTTTTGGCGTTCGCGCGAGGCTTCGGTCTTACCAGTGATTTCATAGTCGTCCCACCAGCGGATGTGACCGAAGTCGTCGTCATCTTCGTCGCTCATTGCGCCTCAATACATCGACCAAGGGCCTGCGTCAAACGCCTGCTTGATGCGTTCCTCCGCAATGGCGAAATACTTGTCGTCAAGTTCGATACCGATGAATTTGCGGCCAAGGTTCATTGCCGCAACGCCGGTTGTGCCGCTGCCCATAAAGCAGTCCAAGATAGCGCCGTTTGAGCCGTCGTCCGTATCACGAATCAAGGATTCGATAAGCCCAACTGGTTTGCATGTGGGGTGCCCGTGATCTTCAGATGGGCTTGGGCGTTTCGCTTCATACACACTCTTGGGTCGCCCATTTTTGAAAATGCGCCTCCCTTTCACCGCATACCATACAACATCGTGCATAGGGGCAAATGCCCCGCGCAAATCACCCATGCCGTGATGGAGTCGGTTCCAGATGACTTGCGACTTCAAAGTAAAGCCGCAATCTTCAATGTGGCGCCGCCAATCACAACTTGTCCTCCAATCGCAGAACGAAAGAAGGCCCCCCCCGTTATTTTTCAGGATACGGTATGCTTCCTTGATAAATCGGGGATCAATTTCGTCGTCACCTTTAATCTTTTCGTGTCTCGGCCCTGACTTGGACCAATTTGACTGGAACGCCATACCGTAAGGCGGATCGGTCAACACCATATCCACCGAACCATCCGGGATTTCCTTCATGCGCTCAAGGCAGTCGCCCTTGAGCAACGTCAGCGCGTCCTTCATACCTTTTTCCCCTTCCTCGGCTTCGTCATCTTCAGCATATGCCGACTACCTTCCATGTCCTTCTTGATTTCCAAGTCAAGCGCCTCACCAACGCCTTCCAGTGACCGTGGAACCGCCATGGCTGCGGCCATGGCTGCCGTGCAGAACCATTGCTCCAACGTCACAGGGGCGCAGCCGTAGCGCGGCACGGCGATGTTCTTGGTAATCAGGCGCTCGAATTGGGCATTGTGCGCGTAGATGGGATGGCCCTGCCTGATATGCTCGTTCAGTTCTTCAGGCCAGGGCAGATGTGGTGTCCACAGTTGCACAGGGTCATCATCCTTCGCATACGCCATGCAAAGAATGTCGGTGGTCGGGTGTTCGGCGTAGCGATACACGCCAACCAGTTTAAGGTTGGCGGTGGATTTGGTTTCGTAGTCTATGTGGTAGATGGGCATGGTGCAAAAAGAAGGCGGGTTGCCCCGCCTCCTTCTCTGCCTCAGAACAGGTCGGAAGCGTTGCCTTCACTGACGTTATCGCCGGGAACGTCATCGAAATCATTATCCGCGCTGCGACCACCGCCGGTAGCGATGCGTTCGCCATCGTCAACGAACTGCACGTTGTTCAGGCCGAAGCTCACGCCCTTGTTGCCGCTGTTGTCATACGCGAAAGCGTTGATGCTCGCACGAACGAAGCAACCCGGATACAGGCGATCCTCGTCGGTGATGATCGGAAACTTGCCATCCACCTTCTTGCGGTCCACAACCTTTGGCTGCTTCTTGCTGCTGATGGTGATGAACACGCAATCATCATCGAAACCCGCCGTGCCTTCCTTGTCGGAGCCGGGGCGGAACGGGTTACGCATGTTCTTGGGCGGCTTGTCGCCAAACTTGGCCTTAGCGGCAGCACTCGCCGCCTTCTTCATGTTCTGGTATTCCGCAGTCTCCTGTGCGGCCTTGTCGAAAACAAGCACGCAGGAATACTTCGGGGTGTTGCCGTTGAAGCCGCGAGGCTCGAAAAGCGCCGGGAAAGCAAGTCGGGCCTTGGGGGTAACGACGTTGGTCTCGCTCATGTCACATCCTAGGAGCCGGGTTAGCGTGCATTTTGCCCCTCATGTCGCACGCCATTGCCCAGCCACAGTGATTTCAAAAGAGGGGCAAAATCTCACTCGAAGTTGGTGAAGCCGTCAAGCGCGGGAACGGAGTCAAACTCATCCCCGATCTGCAACACAACCGCAGGCCGCTTATCGGAAAGCGGTGCGATGGTGTTGCCTGACGATACTGCCACAACGGCTTCCGCCAGTCTATCCTTAATCGCCTTCTTCTTCCCAAGTTTTTCTTCGGCTTGGGCAGGCGAAATCAACTTGCGCGTGAAGATATCGTCGTCCTCAAGCCCCATGGACGTGAGAAGGTCAATCGCATCTTCTTCGCTTTGCCACTTCCGGGTTGCCCGCTTGGCGACAAGTTTGTAGCCGGGGACGTGGCCCCCGTTCTCCAATTTGCGCTGCGCGTATGCCTGGACCGAGTTGATCCAGCCCTTGAACAAGTCAGCCTTGGCGAGAATGTCGCCAATCTGCGCTTCGCTCAGGCTTTCCGGTTCAGGCGGGAGGAAATTGTCGTCAAACTCCGCCTGAGCCAACGCCACAGCCTGCTCATGCAGTTTGGGGCACTTGGCCTGCGCAAGACAGAAACGACAATGGTCGCCCGGAGAAAGTGGAGCATCGGCTTCCTGTGTGCGGTGGGCTGCGGCAAGAAGGTCTTCCGCGAACTCGACGCGAAGCGAGTAGGCGTCAATCTCAAACTGCCTCACGTAGCCGTCAGGATGGCGGTAGCGGGGCTGCACGATGACCATGCGAACGCGAGTCGGGAAGATGTTGCGCTCCGCCTCCATCGCCAACATGGCGCCTAGGGCGTAGTAGGAAAGCTGCGGGGAGTTTTCCACCTTCACGGGCACGCCCGCACCATACTTCAAGTCCATGACGGTCAGGCGCTTTTCGTCCTCATTCCAGATCACGGCATCCGCCGTGCCGAACATCGGGACAGGTGGGTTCAGGGCTTGAAGGTTGAACCGCTGCTCGATGAACAACGTGTTGCCTTCTGCCTCCTCCAACACCGCGTCAACGTAGACCTGAACCGCCTCGGCCATGTCCTCCGTGACTTCAAAGCCTTCAATCTCCTGCCCCAAGAAGGCTGTAGCCATCTTGTTCTTGCGGAGGCACATCTCCGCCAATTCATGCGCCGCCGTGCCCTCGCGCGCGTAGTCTGTGGATATGTTGGGCATACCCTCAGACAGACGCACAGAGCCAGGACAGGCGATCCACCGAGACGCCGAACTCGCGCCCAAGGAAGCATGGGCGCGGTTGGCATGTGTTGGCAGATTAGACATTGACGATGGCCCGCGTGATAGCGCGATAGAACTTGGCGCACGCCTCGGCATCGAAGTCAGACACGCGGCCCTTCTGCGTCGTGGTCAGGACTTCCTTGCGCGTTTCGTCAGGGCCAATCTCGGCCATGCGGGCAGACAGCAGGGCGCGGCAATGATTGCGGGCTTCCTCAAGGTTCTCCGCGAACCACGAATCGGGATAGACCGGGAAAGCGCGCTCCTCCACATCGAACTTATCAGCGTGGTAAACATCCATCTCATCCGCCTCGATAGCGGTTTCCTCGTTATGGGCAACAACCTCGGTGGTTGGCTCAGGCTCAGGGGTAGGCGTAATCTCAGGCGCAGGCCCTTCGGCTTTGCGCGGCCTACCACGCGGGCGCTTCTCGCCCGTAGAAGCAACAGTCTGCGCCGTGCTTGCCTCCGTGGCCGTCGCCACAATGACATCCGTGAAACTACCGCCGTCTAGCAGCTTGATCGCGTTTTCGGCTGTCATTGCGATACCCGCAATCGCTGCTTCTGCGATTTGGGCGATGGCTTCGTTGCGGTCCATGTTGTCTCCTAGATCATGATTTCGCTGATTTGCTTTGACTTGCGAATCAAAACGCGCGTCAAATCCTCATCAACTGACCCCGCCAATACCACGTAGCGGGCGAGGACGCTAGAACTTTTTTGGCCGATGCGGTGTGCCCGCGCCGCAGCCTGGACGTTTTCGGCAGGAGTCCACGAAGGTTCCATAATCAAAACATTATCGCTTGCCGTGAGCGTGATAGCGGAGTTGGTGGCGGTAATCTGCCCAATAAAGATGCGGGTGTGCGGGTCGCTTTGGAAGTCGTCAATCGCCTTCTGCCGTGCGTTGCGTGCCGTATCGCCTGTAATGACAACGGCTTTGTGGCCCTTCAACTTCTCTGCCATTTGCGCGATGACTTCGCGGTGGTAGCAGAATAGGATAATCTTCGTATTCGCGTTTTCCAACTCCGCTTCAATGAACTCGCAAGTTGGCACGACTTTTGCAAGGCCAACAGCGCGGCGCAGCGAGGCAAGGGCCTGCTTGTTCGCGTCCTTGAGAATGTCATCGGCTAGGGTGTTGTCGCGGTTGTGGTGGTTCGCTGCCGCCGCCGCCAAAACTGCTTTGACTTCTGAGATGGCTTCGCTCTTTTCGAGCGCCATCACTTCTTTGAGTGCTGACTTTGGCGGTTCAAGAACAATCGTGCCCCATTGGAGTGCGGGCAACTGCGTCAGCACATCTTCTTTCTTGCGACGGATGAAAAAGCCTGCAAGCCGCTTCTTCAATTCGGTCGTGTTCTTGTTGCCTTTGATGCGCTCAACCGTGCGCCCACCAAAGTGTAGCACATCCAAGACACAGAAGTATCGGATGTATTGGGCATAGGTCATACGCCCGTCAGGGGTTTGGAGGCGTTCGTAGGCGAGTGCGCGCAAGTGTGTATATATTTCGGAGGCGTTGTTTGGGAGTGGCGTGCCAGTCAAAATCCAGGTGCGCTTGGCCGTAGAAATGGCGCCGCCAGCACCGTTGAGGCGATCGCCATAAAGCGCCTTGGTGCGAAGCGCGGTTCGGTTCTTGGCCGCATGGGCTTCGTCAGCAATCAGAACATCAAATTCCAAGTCTAGGAGTTTGTTCCTGACTTGGGCATTGGCGAGCATGTCGTAACTCAGGATCACGACTTCGGCTTCAGGTGGAATATCGGCCTTGGTGTTGGTGACTACGTAAGTGGTGCGTTTGATGGTTTGCCAGTTAAGGACTTCACGCTGCCAGTTGATGCGTGCCACGGCAGGACAGACGACTAGGATGCGGCGCAGGTTGAGTGCGTCCGCCGCCCTGATCGCCTGCGCCGTCTTGCCAAGCCCCATATCGTCAAAAAGACCGGCATTGGCGTTGTCGGTCTTTTTGTTGATAAGGAACGTGACGCCTTCAATCTGGTATGGAAGAAGGCCGTTTTGCCAATCAGGCATGGCTCAATCCATAATACGCCAACAACGCACTCTCCGCCCTGCCATCATCCTTGACGCGCTTGAACAACTCAGCGTTCTTAGGGAACAACGCCATCGCCTTCATGCGTGCGCCTCCCTTGTCGGCTGGTATGCTCATCTTGCGCTTCCATGTCGCGGGATGCACAAGGATGGTGGGGAAGTTAAGTGCAGCCAAAATACCTTCAATCTGTCCGAAGCCTCGCCCAAAAGAGAAAGCGCCTACAGCGCCTTCGCCCGGTCGCACTCCAACCTGTTCGAGAATGACCTTATCGGGGTTGCTGTTCTTGAGGATTTCGACAAGTAGCGCAGGAGGGATGCTCCTGCGCTTCTTGCCGTTCACCACGATCTCTACGGTTGGCATGTCCTCTACGATGAGACCGCCCGGAGTGATTGTGGCGATAGCGCCGCTAAGGCCAGGGTCGATACCAACGATGTTCAAAACGCATCACCCCAATCGCCCTTGGTTGCTGCCTTGCTGTATTCCGTGGCGCGGTTCTCGAAGAAGTTGGTATGCTCAGGCGCATTGAGCATGTCGTCAAGCCAAGGAATCGGATTGACCTTTACGCCATACAGCGGGCGAAGGTGCAACTGGAGAAGTCGCCTGTCCGCGATAAAGCGGATATACTGCTTGATTTCATCAGCCGTCATGCCCTTCACGGGGCCAAGGGCGAACGCCAAGTCAATGAACGCATCCTCGTGTTCCACGATCATCTTGCAGATTTCGTAGATTTCTACCTGCAAGGCCGCGTCGAACAGTCCGGGGTTTTCCTCGCAATAGGTATGGAAAAGCCGAATGATGTTTTCGCAATGAAGTGTCTCGTCGCGCACGCTCCACGCAATGATCTGCCCCATGCCCTTCATCTTGCCGAAGCGAGGGAAATTCAGAAGCATGGCGAAAGAGGCGAAAAGCTGAAGCCCCTCCGTAAATGCGCCAAACGCGGCAAGGGTTTTGGCGACTTCACGCGGATTATCGACTGAGAATTTGCTGAAGTAGTCATACTTGTCACGCATTTCCTTGATCTGCATGAAAGTAATATACTCAGACTCAGGCATCCCAACCGTATCGAGTAGATGCGAATAGCTCGCAACATGGACCGTGTTGCCGGTAATTGCTACGCGCCCGTTTCGCCTAGACACGATGTTCTGATGCGGCACAGAAACGCAAAACACTTCGTCGTCATATTCTTCTTCAACGCGGTGCGGATACGTTCGCCATACACGGTCGCAAATAGTGACAACCCAACAAGTCTTGGTATTCGTCGTAACTCTGCCAGTTGGCAAGTGCGATTCCCAGCCTGCTCCTCGGTTGACTCCAAGAGTCGCAGAGATTCCGGCCAGAACGCAAATAGCCTGGAACTTGTCTACCGCCCGACGCTCCGTGCTGTAGAACGCTCGAACGATGCCGCTTCGTGTGCCGTCCCAAAACAGAATTTCATCTACCAAAGCACGCGCCATAGCGGGCGTCATGTCTTCAAGTGAAAGGAAATCCAAAGTCTTCAGGCTCAGGATCGCATCATTTCCTGGGAAAGTAAACGTATATCTACTCTGCCCACCTTCTTTCTCACGTTCGTTACACGAGATACCACTTTCCGTCAAAAGAGCAGAAAGCCTCTCTTTCTTACGGTCCTTCGTCAGACTAAAATCAATCGTGCGTGATGATGGGTTTACTGAAGGGCAGTTACCGCGCAAACAACCATCAGCGGCTATCGCGATCTTGAGCGCAACCAAAGCAGGCACCCGTTCACCGTTGTGTTCTGACTTATTAACATTCGCCGCAGTTGGGAAAAGATAGTTTTGCCCCAGTTTGCGCTCATAGGAGCGCACCTTCTTCACGTTTCGAGAAGACGGGTGCTGGACAATCAGTTCGTGATTAGGTGTGACGCAAATATCCGCCGATTCACTTTTGTAGCGGTGCATTACACCCTGATACGGATACGCAACAACTCGATCAGGATGGACAAAGCTGATCGCCCCTGTTTGCAAGTCATACTGCGCGACCTTATCTTCTGTGGTTAGCGTGTCACACTTCTTCCACCCTTCCGAAGTGAGCAGTTCTGTGCTGCGGTCGAAGCACTCACTATCCGCAAACGAAGTCAGCATCATCACGACTTCGGTCGGTTTGAAGATCGGCAGATAGTTGTGGACGTAGTTATCCGCTACGGACGCATCAGCCTGCGTGAAGAAGCGGAAAATCTGTGTCAGAAGGTTCTTCTCGCTTGGTGTCAGGTTCTTCTGCCAATCCTTCACGTCATCCGCGAGGGGGACTTCCTCTGGAAGCCAATGGATGCGCTGCTGCTGAAGCCAAGCGTCATACGCCCAAGGATAGCGAAACGGCTTGTAGCCAAGGGAGGGGGTGGAGAGATTGGTCATGGTTTCCTCGCGTCAGTCAACAGTCAGCATCGTCGGATATCTAACGCACATGATGGCTTTGTCGATCATTTCATTTTCCAAGGCGATTTGGTTTCGGTCGAAGTTGCCGTCGCCACAAGAGCCTGAAGGCCGTTGCCGGTTAAGATAAGCGACCATATTGCTCACGTTATCCCCCTCCGCTTCCATGAGAACTGCGGCCAGGAGAAGCCGGATGACTTTGGTTTCGGCGTGCATACCTTGCTTGGCCTTTTCAAAATAGGGTGGAATGGTGTCGATAGCACGGGTTGGGCGCCGTGGCAAGCGCCAAGATATTGCCTTTCATATCCGCTACGTGGTAGGGGAAAATAATATATCCTCGCTTCTTGCTTAGGAGTCTTTCCCATGGCCGTAACCATTTCTGTATTCAACCACACCGCGAAGCGTTTTGCTTCCGGCGAAAACGCGGTGGGCGATACCTACAAGCTGAAGCTCTACAGCGCCGCCACATTCGACGCAACCGCCACCACGCTGGCAAGCGTCTCGGGCACCGAGGCTTCGACGGGCACCGGTTACACTGCTGATGGGCAGGCCCTTACCAACGTGGCCGTGACGACCGAGACCACGAACGACGCCAAGTTTGACGCAGACGATGTGGTTTGGACCGCTTCTGGTGGCCCAATCACCGCTTCCTACGGTATCATCTTTAACGATACTGACGCCAATGACCCGCCGCTCGCCTTCATTGACTTCGACGGTTCGCAGTCCGCTGGCGACGGGACTGACTTCAAAGTTGTGTGGAACGCCGCTGGCATCTTCACCTTCACCGTCACCTAATTTTGATAAGTGGCGCCAAGGGTGCGGCCCTCTTGGCGCCACTTTTCTTGTTTGAAGCGTTGCAAACGAAGCCTTTGAAAGTATAGGATAGCCGCTAGATTCTGATGTTATTAGGAGTTTGTCGCCGTGGCGAACGTCAAAATATCTGATTTGACCGCCGCCTCAGCCCTCGTTTCTGGTGACATTTTCGAGGTTAGCCAAGGCAGCGGAACGCTTGTAAGCCGCAAGGCAACCGCCACTCAAATCAAAGATTTTGTGCTTGCGGCTTATCCTGGCACAACATCTGTCAGCACAGTTGGCACCATTTCTACCGGGACGTGGCAAGGCTCCGTGATCGCCGGGGATTATGGCGGCACGGGCGTTGCTAATACTGGTAAGTCAATTACGCTCGGTGGGAATTTCACCACGTCAGGCGCTTACGCGCTGACGGTAACGCTGATTGCTTCTACGGCTGTGACTTTGCCCGCCTCAGGGACGTTGGCGACGCTGGCGGGCGCAGAGACGTTTACGGCCAAAACATTTGGTAACTACACAGAAACCGTCTACGCAATCACAGACGGCAGCACGGTTGCTCTCGACCCAAACAACGGCCCGATTCAGACTTGGACGCTAGGGGGGAGCAGGACTCCAACTCAAGCAAACTGGGCAGCAGGGCAGTCGATCACTCTGCTAGTGGATGATGGCAGCGCGGCAACGATCACATGGACGACGCTTGCAGTGACTTGGAAAACAGGGGGTGGAACGGCACCGACGCTGAATACGTCCGGTTACACTGTGATTCTGCTGTGGAAGGTCGGAACGACCATTTACGGCGCGCGCGTGGGGGATGCGTGATGCTGGCGGCGTATTTGAAGGGCGCAACAGCGGCGGGGAAGAATCAGTTTATCGCCGTAGCGCACTCCACTTCGCCTTTCATCACTGTCTATCCTTGGTCATCTTCGGGATTTGGCTCCAAGTTCAGCAATCCAGCGACGCTGCCAACTGGCTCTGGCCAGAGAGTTGCGTTCTCGCCTAGTGGTAATGCCGTTGCCGTAGCGCACGACACTTCGCCCTACATCACAGCATACCCTTGGTCCTCGAGTGGTTTCGGCACGAAATTCAGCAATCCAGCTACTTTGCCGACCGGCACTAGCTATGGAGTTGCGTTCTCGCCTAGTGGTGATGCCGTTGCCGTAGCGCACACCACTTCGCCCTACATCACAGCATACCCTTGGTCCTCGAGTGGTTTCGGCACGAAATTCAGCAATCCAGCTACTTTGCCGACTGGCGTTGGTCAGGACGTTGCGTTCTCGCCTAGTGGTGATGCCGTTGTTGTAGCGCACGGCAATTCGCCCTACATCACAGCATACCCTTGGTCCTCGAGTGGTTTCGGCACGAAATTCAGCAATCCAGCTACTTTGCCGACTGGCTTTGGCATTGGAGTTGCGTTCTCGCCTAGTGGTAATGCCGTTGCCGTAGCGCACGACACTTCGCCCTACATCACAGCATACCCTTGGTCCTCGAGTGGTTTCGGCACGAAATTCAGCAATCCATCTACTTTGCCGACAGGCATTGGCGCTGGAGTTGCGTTCTCGCCCGATGGTGATGCCGTTGCCGTAGCGCACGGCAATTCGCCCTACATCACAGCATACCCTTGGTCCTCGAGTGGTTTCGGCACGAAATTCAGCAATCCAGCTACTTTGCCGACTGGCTCTGGCCAGAGAGTTGCATTTGGAGAATTGTCATGAACAAACAAGAAATTCTAAAACAAGCGTTTGAAGCACGAGAACAGGAGGTTCTTGGATACCAGATCAACATTGACAACTTCGCACTCGCAGTTGCGTATATTGACGCTATGCCAGATGACGAGCGTGCCGAGATGGTCGATTTCCGAGCCGATCTGGCGCAACGACTGGCTGCCGAACGCCACCAGCAGAAGCGCGCCAAGATCATGCTGGCTGTGATCCATCAGCAGGTGGAGTAACACATGCACATCCGCGTCACAGACGGCATTCCCGCGCGCTACTCGATCACCGACCTCCGTCGCGATAACCCGCAGGTGTCATTCCCCGCTGACATCTCGGCTGACACGCTCGCGGAATACGACGTGTATCCACTTGCGCCAACGCCGCAGCCGGATCACGACCCGACCGCCCAACGCATCGCTGAAAGTCAACCCGAACAAAAAGATGGCATTTGGATGCAGACGTGGATTATCACCGACAAGACGTCAGAAGAAATTGCCTCCGAAATTAACCAATGGCGTTCCGCTACCTCCGTCACTCCTCTTCAAATCCGCCGCGCCCTCAGAACGGTTGGCCTTCTTGACGATATCACTTCCTTCGTAGAAGCCGCTCCGGTTGAAGTGCGAGAGGCGTGGGAATACGCCATTCAGATTGACCGCATGAACGAAATGATTGTCAACGCCGCTCTGACCCTCGGTATGTCAGAAGAAGAAGTCGATGATCTGTTTCGACTTGCTCTGACGCTATAAGGAAGGGCGAAGTAGATGGCGTTCGATGGATATCGCATAACAGAATCGGACGACCAACGTATCTCTGAAAGCGGCGATATCCGCATTACGGAACAGTTTGTCGAACCGACAATTGTTCTTGCTCCTTTCGCTGACTTTACCGTTGCGGCTTTTGCGCCCGCCGTAAATACCGGCAACTCTGTTTCTGTGCCTTCCGGGGCAGTTAGCGTAGCCGCCCAGCCTCCAAGCGTCGCTGCCGGTAAATCTATCAGTGTCAATGCAACGGATTTCTTCGTAGCTGCTTTTGCGCCAAATATTTCTGTTGGCAAGCGTATTGAAGTCAATCAGACAGATATCGCTATCGCACGTTTTGCTCCTGCCGTATTCAGCGGCAAGAGCATTTTTGTAAATCAAATTGATTTTTCGCTTAATTCTTTTGCACCTTCGATTTCTTCCGGTAAATCCGTTTCTGTTGGCGCCGTCGATACGTCTATTGCGCCTTTTGCCCCCGCCATAAACGCGGGCAAATCTGTTTCTGTCGGTTCAGTAGATACGTCCGTTGAAGCCAAAGACCCGTTTGTTGCTTCCGGTAAATCTGTTCTTACCCCGGCAATCGACGATGCTCTGGCTGCTCAAGCCCCCGATGTTTTCAGTGGCAAGTCTATCTCCGTCGGCAGCGTCGCGTTTGCAGTCGCGGCGTTCGCGCCGAGCATAAACGCGGGCAAAGCGACTGTTGTTCCTGAGAAAAGTATTGCAGTCGCGGCATCTGCCCCAATCATTTCTACCGGCAAGCGTATTGCATCTCCTTTTGTAGATATTTCGGTATCCGCCAGAAACCCTGCGGTTATTGCTGGCACCGCGATCTACATCTCTAATTTTATCAATATTGTTGTCGGCCAAAATGCGCCCGCACTTGCTACTGGCAAGACTGTTTTGGTTCCGGCAAAAGACACGTCTCTGACACCTTTTGCCCCCGGCGTCTCTCTTGGTAAAATTATTTCTGTTGGCGCCGTAGATACTTCGATTGCTGAACAGGCGCCGACTATTTCGGTTGGTAAGACCGTATTCGTCGGGTCGGTGGGGGTTTCTGTTGCACCAGTCGCGCCAGAAGTAAGAAGCGGCAAAAGCATTCAAATTGGTGCTTCCGGTATTGGTTTCGCTGCTGAGCCTCCTTTTATCGCCGTTGGTAAATCTATTATTGTTCCGCAGACAGATGTTGCGGTAGCTGCTTTCGCACCGCAAATTCTGTCTGGCAAGTCTATCGCTATCGGCACGGTAGATACGTCGCTTCAGCCGCAGTCACCAAGCATAGCAAGCGGTAAAACGCTAGAAGTTGGTGCGCTCGATATTGCCCTATCTGCTTTTTCACCAGTAATATCTTCTGGCGCTAAAGTTGATATTCCAAGCAAAAATTTCGCGGTTGAGTTGTTCGTTCCTGATACCCAAACAGGCACAGGTATTTCTGTGCCTAGCAAAAACACATTTGTAAATGCTCTAGCCCCTGATATTCTGACCGGCGTTACGATTAATATTCCGCAATCCAATATTTCTATCAATGCCGTTGCTCCAAAAGCATCCACTGGGATTCTTGTAAGCATCCCTGAAGTCGATACTTCGCTCACTGCAAACACACCTGCGATTCTTATCGGCTATACGGTCTTAACTCCCTTCTCAAATTTCTCTGTTGCACGTTTCGCACCTGATATTTTTGCAGGCAAAACGGTTTCGCCACAAAATGTAGATACAGTTGTCACTGCCCCGCCGCCTTCGATTTCGGCAGGCAAAACTGTTTTTGTGGGTAACGTAGACATAGACGTTGCCGCCGCTGCGCCATCTATCGTTGGTGGCGCCTCAGTATTCGCTCCAGTTGTAGACACTGTTGTTTCTGCCGAACCCCCATCCGTCTTTGCCGGTAAGTCGGTTGCCGTTGGCGCTTCAAATGTAGACCTTGCTCCACAAACCCCCTCTGTTTTTGCTGGCAAGACTGTTTTTGTTGGCAACGTAGATGCAGACTTTGCCGCCGCTGCGCCATCTGTCGTTGGTGGCATCTCTGTATTTGTGCCCAGCACAAACACTGACGTAGCGTCTACCATACCCAGCATATCTACTGGTATTCTTAAAAATATTCCTGCTGCAAATATTGACCTTGTTGCGCTTACACCTTCAATCGTGTCTGGCAAAACAATCTTGCCAGAAACTGTTGTCATTTCTTTTGAAGGTAGGTCTCCCGCTATTTCTCTTGGCGGAGCAATTCAACCAGAAGCAAAGAACTTTGCTCTGTCCGCCTTGCCGCCCGTCATCAACACCGGCGTCGCACTCGCTATCAGCCCCGCCAATACCTCTTTCTCTGCCCTGATCCCGTCTATCCAAACGGGTAAATCATTCGTTATTCCCGCCGTAGCCGTAAGCCTGTTCGCTCCAACACCAAAAGCGAGCATCAGCGCCACCGTTTTCGTGAACTTCTTCAATCTCAATCTGGCAAGTTTCGCGCCGTCTATCAGCGCGTTCCCAATGCCGCCCTCGAACCGCATCTACATCGTCCCCGCAGCACTTCGAGAATACGACGTATCCGCGTCAAACCGCGTCTATCTTGTTGAGTAGCGGTTTTATCGGTATATTAAAAAAGTCTATTTCGTGCGGAGGCAACGCCCGTGCCAGAACTTTTGACACTTGAATCTCAGCATCCCTCGGATGACTTGGATCATGCTGTGCGGTTCAGCAATTGGTTGCCGACCGACGATACGATTTCTTCCTGTGCCGTGAGTGTTTCGTCAGGTATTACACTTGGTTCTTCAACCAAAGCACCCTTAATCGCAGGCTCGAACATAGTATTCTGGCTTTCTGGCGGAGAGCCTGGAAAGGAATACTATGTTCAAGTCACCGCGCAGACAGCACAAGGACGACGTAAAATCGTGGATGGGGCCATTCTTATTTTAGACCCCACGCCACTTTAATAGCCGTTTTCGCCTTCTTTCCCATCCTCCATACCGGACTCATAAGCCTCCATGATCTTGCCATGAAAGAACATGGCAAGCTCAAGACGAGTCTCGTTACTGAGATTCGGGAAGTATTCTTTCAAGTCGAAATATAGGTCAGTTTGAGTGGGGATACTCATTGGCACACCTCGCATTCCTCGCCGTTGTTAGGATTCTTGGCCTCGATCTTCTCACTGACGACTTCGGCGCGCTGGATCGACAGAGAACGGCAGTAGTATAGCCCCTTCACGCCATCCTTCCAAGCCTTCATGTGGACTTGGTTCAGGTGCCGCTTCTCCACATCGGCTGGGAAGAACAGGTTCACGGATTGGCCTTGGTCGATGAAAGGCTGCCTGTCAGCGGCGTGGCGAATGACCCAATTCTGATTGATTTCGATGGCCGTCTTGAACGTGTCCTTCTCCCAACCGGTCAGGAAATCCAAGTGCTGCACGCTGCCCTTGTTGGCAACAATGCTGTCCCACACTTCGCGCGTGTCCTGGCCGTAGGATTCGAGAACCTTGCGAAGATGGACGTTGCGGATGATGAAAGTGCCTGAGAGGGTCTTTTGGGCAAAGACGTTGGCAGACCATGGCTCAATGCAAGGCGAAGCACCGCCGCAGATGATGGAGATTGACGCGGTAGGCGCGATAGCCGTCTTGTTGGAAAACCGCTTCTTCATATCGACTTCAGCCGCGTCAACGCACGGGCCACGTTCATCGGCAAGCACCGTATCCGCCGCCTCAACCTTCTCGTGGATATGCTTGAAAATCTTCTTGTTCCACGCGATTGCCGAAGGCGACTCAAAAGGCACGCCTTGGCTTTGCAGGAAGGAGTGGAACCCCATCACGCCGAGGCCAATAGACCGCTCCATCATGGCGCTGTAGATCGCGGCGGAGATAGCATCCGGTGCGCGGTCGATGAAGTCCTGAAGCACGTTGTCTAACATCCGCATCACATCTTCGATGAAAAGCGGATCATCCTTCCACTCCATATATGTATCGAGATTGAGTGAGGATAGGCAGCAGACAGCCGTGCGCTTCTTGTCATTGTAGTCATTGCCGGTGAACAGATAGATTTCCTGGCAGAGATTGGACGTGCTGACTTCAAGGCCGAGCAACTTGTGGTGTGCCGGGATGGCGCGGTTCACCGTATCCTCGAACATGATATACGGCTCGCCCATCTCCACGCGCGCCGTCAGGATGCGAACCCAAAGGCTCCGCGCGTCCACAGTCTTGATGACCGCGCCATCCTTGGGGCTGACAAGGTTCCATGGCTCTCCTGCCTCTACAGCCCGCATGAACGCATCAGGAACCACGACAGAGTGGTGCAGGTTGAGGCAGCGGCGGTTCACGTCGCCGCCCGTAGGGCGACGGATTTCGATGAACTCCTCAATCTCGGGGTGACTGACATGAAGGTAGACCGCCGCAGAACCGCGCCGTAGGCTGCCCTGGCTGATCGCTAGGGTCTGGCTGTCCATGACCTTGAGGAAGGGCACGATGCCGCTGCTCTCGCCGCGTGCGCCCACCTTTTCACCCACAGCACGCACGTTGCTCCAGTTGGTGCCGATGCCCCCACCGCCAGACGCCAGCCATACATTCTCATTCCAGGTGCCGACGATGCTTTCGAGATTGTCCTCAACCGTATTGAGGTAGCACGAAATTGGAAGGCCACGGTCGGTCCCGCCATTGGCAAGAACGGGGGTAGCGGGCATGAACCAAAGTCGGCTCATATAGTCATAAAGCCGCTGCGCGTGCGCGGGGTTATCGCCATACGCCGTTGCAACGCGGGCAAAGAGGCCCTGGTAGGTCTCGCCGGGGAGAAGATATCGGTCTGTCAGCGTTTGCTTGCCTGCTTCGGTCAGGAGCGCGTCGCGCGATGGGTCAGTGATAGGCTTGGCGCTCATGGCGTCTTTCCTCGGAGTGATACAGGGAACCCCCTTTTTAACCCGCGAGGGGTGCGCGGGGAAAGGTCTTGACTTTTTAAGGCTGGTTGTAAAATTCGCTTGCTTCGCCCTTCTTGATTTCTTCGACGTAGCGCGTCGCAGAATCAACGAGAGTCAGGGCGTAGGCATGGAACGCACGCTTGGTTTCTTCGGAAAGATTAGGGGCGTTTGCGGTGATGTTCTCTACCAATTCCGCACAATATTTCATGCCGTTGACATGGCCTTGCGCGTAAATCAGAGCAGACTCGGCAGCAAGAGAGGCGGATAGCGAAAGCCGGTCCATCAGACTAAGTTTGCCGAGAATGGGGTGTTCGGCAAACAGATTGGGCGCTTCTTCTTCCATTTTCAGTAAATCCCCATGTATTTGGGACTCTTAACAAGATCGTCCAGCGCCGTCAATCGCTTTATCAGTCCGTGCATCTTGTAAAGCGGCACCATGTTGGGGCCATCGGAAAAAGCCGCGTCGGGGTTGGGGTGCGTCTCGATGAACACCCCCGCCACTCGCATCGCCACCGCCGCCCTGGCAAGTGGCTCAACATACTCGCGCTGCCCGCCAGAAGCCGTCCCGTGGCCCCCGGGGATTTGGACGGAGTGTGTTGCATCGAAAATGACAGGGTGCCCTGTGCCCTTCATAATAGGCAGGCTACGCATGTCTACGACAAGGTTGTTGTATCCAAACGACGTGCCGCGCTCAGTCAGCAGCACGTTCGGATTGCCGCTTCCCTCAATCTTGGCTGCCACATGCGCCATGTCCCAAGGCGCCATGAACTGCCCCTTCTTCACGTTCACGGGTAGCCACGTCTTTGCTGCGGCCACAAGAAGGTCGGTTTGGCGGCAAAGGAAGGCTGGGATTTGCAGCGCGTCTACCGCGCCTTCCAAGGCAAAGCAATGCTCGCGCTCGTGAACGTCCGTGATGACGGGAAGTTTGAAACGCTCACGCACTTCTTGGAAAATAGGAATAGCCGCCTTGAGGCCAACGCCACGGGGGCCATAAAGCGACGTGCGGTTGGCCTTGTCGAAGCTGGCCTTGAACACAAGGTCCACGTCGAGCTTATGCGCCGTCTCGGCCAAGGACTGCGCGATTTCAAGCACCTGCTCACGACTCTCAATCTGGCAAGGGCCGCAGATGAAAGCGAGAGGAAGGGCGTTGGAAAACGAGGCTTGGCCGATTTGGACGGTTTGCTGACGTGGTGCCACGGGGGTTTCCTTCTACACGCGAATATGAAGCGTATCAGACGCACGGCTCACGGCTACATAACTTGCCGCCTGCCGATCTTCATGGTCCCTGATCGTCTCAAGGTTAGGCCAATCCACGAACACATGCTTGTATGTCGAGCCTTGCGCCTTATGCGCCGTGCTGGCGTGTTCATACAAGAGGACAGCGAATTGCTGTCGAAAACCAAAATAGTCCCGCGCCCAAAGTAGGCCGCGCAGCGACGACCAATTCTCTTTAGCTGGGAAGAAAACCCCTTCATCGGTGGTGAAGTCAAATGAGCGCAAGAAGTATTTAGGGTTCTTCCCCACCGTCTTCAGCAGCCAATCAACCTCCTGCGGCTTGAAGAACTTCTGTATCTGCGCTTCGGTCACGCGGTTCTTGTGCGCTTCGTCTATGCCGCCGCGCTCAAAACGCTTCTGCAACTCCTTGTCGATCTTGGTCAACCTGTCAGCAAAGGCGCGAATATTGCCAAGCGCATCTTCAAGCGTAGGCTTCAAGTGGTTGACATACATATCGAACGTCATGCCTTTCGCCTCGAAATCCAGATTGGTTTCCGGGTTATGGAGGTAAAGGTCATAGTAAGGCACTTTGCGCTCAGAGAACGGATGTGTGGCCTCTGACAGAAAACCCGCATCGCGCACAATGAGTTGGCTGTTGTTGTCCGCCGCCTTGATGCTGGAGTAACTACCCGTCTTGCTGCCGCGTGCCCAAATGAAGAAAGGCGCTTCGGTCAGGATGACGCTTTCCTTGGGCATGAAGTCTGGTGGGTCGTCGCCATACAAAGCACGGCGCTTCATCTTGTTCAATTCGCTGACGCGCTTGTTGGTGTAGGCGACGGCGACCGCGTTTTCGGTGGCGACGAAAGTCTGCTCGAACTTGTCGCTGGAGTGGTAGGCGAACACGGTGTTGTTGTCGATAGCGTCTAGGTCAATCTGTCCTGTGGTGCGAACTGCCTTGCTGACAGCCACGATGCCTTGGCTGCCGCTGCGCATCACTTCATTGAGTTTGAAGCGAACGGGTATCTTCTCCACCGCCTCCATGATGGATGTGCCCTTCACGGGGCGAAGCTGGGCAAAGTCGCCTGTCAGGATCGCTTGCGCTTGCGAGGCTTCGACCGCACGCTTGATGGCGCGCATGTCGGCAACATCAACCATCGAGATTTCATCAACAACCAGAAGCGACCCTGGCTGAAGTGTATCTCCGCCACCTCGCTTCCATTGCGCTTGGCCTTCTTCATCAGGGTCGTCCGTGGTTGACGGCGCCTTGCCAATCAGGGCAGAGACCGTTGTGGCAGAGACGGAAATGCCGTAGCGGGCAAGGGACTTCACCAGCACCGACTTGGCCTTGTGCGTCGGGCAAGCAACCATGATGGCGCGCTTGCTCGGCTCAAGGGCCTTGATGACATGGGAGATGGTGAAGGTCTTGCCGCTGCCCGCAGGGCCAAGAAGGAGCGCGAACGTATGCTCTTTCTTGGTGGCAAACTCAACCAATCCGTCCGCAGCTTGCTGCTGTAATGTGTTGAGGGTCATTTACGTTTGCATAGCCTTCCGTGATCTTGGCGCGAACCGCTTCGTCGGGTTGGTCCTGATAGCGCCCACTATAGCCGCCTGTGGGGTTCTTGACAACGTGGAATACCACTTGGGCTATGGGTTGGCCCGCAAAGACGGTCAGAGGGTGATTTTGTTGGTTCTTCATTTCGATTGTTAAAAAGCCTTTCCACCCACTTTCGATAACCCCCACCCCCACAAAAAGCCCCATGCGCGCGAGCGTGGACTTGTCGTGCAGAAAGCCGATCAGGTCATTCGGCACGTCAAAGTATTCGTAGGTGCTGGCGAGGGCAAATTCGCCTGGGAGCAGGGTGAGGCTTTGCTTGATGCGAACATCATACCCGCCCACGCTTGCGCCATAGGTCAGGCCCGTTGCCTCGTGGTAGGTGCGGGGCACGGCAGGGGAGAAGATTTTGCGCTCTAGGATTTCTTGGCCTGTGATGACCATAGGTTTTTGCCTTTTAGGGGAGGAGGATACTGCAAGCCATGTCAGCGGCAGTCTGTAGATCAGATGCTCGGAATGGGATAGCCTCGTCTAGCATGGCATGGTCGTAAATTTCACTGTCACCGAACTTGTAATACCCAATAACCGGAACACGGTGCGCGTATGCAAACGCAATTTCCATGACGGTGCCGATGGAGACATTTTGGCTGATAAGATTTGCGATAATCAGGTCTGCGGTGCGGCAGTCATTGTAATCTCGTGCCATAATGGCCGCTGGCCTAGCAAGTGTGGAATACGCGCCATAGCCAAGTGTGCTTAGTGGGCCGTGATTCCTCAACACTTCCTTACCCCGCAACGGGCTGTAACCTTTGATCCTGCCGTCACTCTTTTCGTCAAGGAGAGTGCTGATTTTCGTGCGCCACGCCTGCGCGTCGTCGTAAGTGAGACCGCCGATAGGACCGGCGAGATAGACCTTCTTGTGCATCATTTTACTCCTTTAGATGGTTATTGTTTACTTGCCGTCAGCGCGCAGCCAATGGACCGTGCGGTCGTTGTCAATGATGCGGATGCCAAGACCCCATTGTGTGGCATACTTGAGTTCACCGTTCGTGACCAGCTTTTCCGCCAATTCGGCCACGGTGCAATCCTCATAATCGGGCTTGTCGCCCCACGCCGACGACCACCTATCACCGCAGCAGGGGCAGTCAGGCCCGTTATCTACACCGTTAAAATAGATGCCGTTCTTTATGGCGATGCGGTCCGCTTGGCTCGCGGATGGGGCGCGAATGTAAGTTGAATAGCCCGCCTCCTCATCAAAACCGCCTCCTGAATTGTTCTGGCCGTAGCACCACCAACCCATCTTCGGGGCGTCGGCCTTCAAAGCCTTCTCGGTCTCCAACTTCCACTTCATCGCTTTTGCCCTTTCGTTCTTCGCCCTTGACCCACAAGGGCAAGGCGTGGCATAGCCTAGGTCGCTCCTCAACGCAAGCGGGAAAATTTTGGAAAATGCAGATCAACATGGGTGAGCCGTATTGGCTTTTCGACAGGAAGCAGGTTCAGCGGCTAGAGCCTCAAGCGATTTACGTAGGTGACTTGGCGGTGCAGAGCCAGAAGGGGGTGTGGTCGGGCATCCCCGTGGCGGTGTTCTACACGCCTGAGCCGCGCGAAGGCTACACCAACCACTACTTCGGCGTCTACAAGTCCCAAACCCGGCACGACATGCCGACTTGGATGATTTGCGACGCCACATCCGCCGCAGAGCATACGTGGGGTGGCTTGGAAATGAAGGGGGAAGTCATCTTCTCGCGCTGGCGCCACGACTTCAGGACGTTCTCGTTTGGTGGTCCTTATGTTGATGGTGGCCCTGATTACATGCGTGTCGTGGGTCTGCAAGAAATTGCAAAACCCGTTCGCCTTCGTCTCGTCAACGGCATCTTCAAGGTGATCTAAGTTGCACTTTATCTTTGCCTGCGACCATCCCCAGCGCAAGACGTTCACCATGGGAGGCAGCTTCAAGCCGACGCAGAAGCCCGCGAAGTTCAACACGTATTGGATTTCGGACCAGGACGCGGGCGTTGACAGCCTGGAAACGCTCTTGGCTGCAATCAAAAAGCGCCTCGCTCACAAGAAAAAGCCGGAAAACTTCGCGGTGATGCGCGGGGTGTGGCACGCCGAAGATGAGATGTGGCGCCTTGAGGAGCAGCGTAAAACCTCTGTTGCTGAACGCGCTGCTAAGGGCAATGAAGTCCCTGCCTCGCAAATGATCCCTGCCGTCAGGAAGGGCGAGGGTCGTAGCCATTACCTGCGCCGTAAGCCGTATATCATAGACGCGCCTATCTCTTGGGTGTGCTTCGATTTCGACGGCTTGCAAATCGAAGGCATGGGCGATTTTGATGTGGCCAATCCGGTGCCTTGGGCGCAGAAGGCCATTCAGATGGAACTCGGCCCGGATTTCGCGGTGGTAGACTACGTGCTTCAGCTTTCTTCCTCAGCGGGGTTGAAGCCGGGGATTTCGGCTCATTGCTGGTTTTGGCTGGATAAGCCGATGGATGGGGCGGCGTGGAAGGCATGGTATGCGCGAAGGACGCGCGAATTGGGCCGCGCGCCACGTATTGATAAAACTCTTTTCGACCGTGAACGCATCCACTACATCGCCACGCCAAAATTCGATGGTGGTGTCATCGACCCTGTGGCCGATGCGGTTCAGGACCGCTTTATTCTTGTCAAGAATGTCGAAGCGGATGTGGTTTTGCGCGACTTCGCCGCCTTGGAGACGGAGGCGGAGGCTAAGCGCGAAGCCATTGAAGTTGATTTTTCCGACGAGAGCGAGCGCGCTCAGGAAGCGTTCAACCGCCCCGGCGTGATTGGCGCCTTCAATCGCTGCTTCTCCATGTCCGATACGATCAATCGCTTCCTCTCTGAGCATTATCGTATCGACAGCGCGGACGGACGGGTGACGTGGTTGAAAAGCGAGCAGCCGGGCGGATGCAAGATTGTGGCGGGGAACACGCGGATGTTCTCAACGCACAACAGCGATCCACTAGGGCATTTTGTCGGCACCGCTTTTGACCATGTTCAGGCCGTGTTGTTCGATGACGATTACACGTCAACCGCAGAGTGGGCGCGCACGTTGCCTGAAGTCGAAGCGGAGATGGAGCGCGTCGAACTCGGGGTGTTTGACGACGAAGCGCCGACAGAATCTTTCGCCCCAACCATCAGCGTCAGGGATGAAGCGGTCAAGCCCGTGAAGGTCGAGACCCCGGAAGACGTGATGGCAGAATACCCTATGCCAAAGAAATGGCATGGTCAGGATGCCTCCTACCGCCTCACGGACGGGACGTGGTGGTATGGCTATGAGAAGGCGGAGGAAGAGGACGAAGAAGGCTCGAAAAAGAAAAAGAAGGGCAACCGCTTCGTGAGTCTCTGGACGCCGATTACCTTTGTCCGCGAATTTATCTCGGCCAACACCGGAGAGATTACAACCGAATACAAGCTGCGGGACAAGTGGGGCAAACCCGTTTCGGTGATGATCGAAAAAGGCAAGGTGGTCACGGCGCCAACGGAAGTGCTTGGCAAGCTGCATAGCCTTGGGTGGTTGTTTGAGATCAACGCCGACAAGGCGTTCGTCCACTACATGCGCGTGAAGTCCCCCGACGTGATCTATACCTCGTTGGATAGTCGGGGTTGGGACAAAAAGGGGTTGGCGTTCGCCGCGCCCAACGGCGCCATCTTCGGCGCCTCCAACGCCATCCTTCGGCCAGATTTGGTGGTGGGTGAGAAGGTTGCCCGTGGTGGCAGCCTTGAGGGTTGGCGTGGTGTGGTGAATGACGTTTTGGCGTTGGAGGGGTGCGCGCATTGGGCATTGGCCATCGCCGCAGGATTTGTGGGTCCATTGGTTGGGTTGCTGAATGTCCCGACGAGTGGTTTGGCCCTGTGCGGCGAGACCTCCAAGGGCAAGACGACCGCATTGAAATTGGCCGTGTCGGCTTGGACTTCGCCAGACCCACAAGCCAATCGTGATGGTGGCCTCTTGGTCAGCCTGCGTGGCACGTCGAACTCGGTGGACGTGTTGGCGGAAAACGCCAACCATACCGTCCTGGCCTTGGATGAGACAGCCATGATGCAGGCGAAGGACTTGGAGAGCCTAGTGTTTTCCGTGACCTCCGGTGCAGGCAAGGCGCGCATGAACATCACGGGGCAAGGGTTGCGGAAGTCGTCGGTGTGGCAGACGTTCGTTCTGATTTCCGGTGAACAGAGCCTCGCCCAACGATTCGAGGATGCGACCGGGAAGAAGATGGCGAAGGGCGCTGCGGCACGGTTGCTGGACGTGGATGTGGATGCGTTGGACGTGACGGTGAGTGACCTTGATGCGTTGCGGCGTATCGAGGGCGGGATGCTGGAGAATTTTGGATGGGCGGGGCCAGCCTTTGTGCAGGGGTTGGTTGGCGGTGGCTACCTTGATCGGGTCGGGGAGTTGCAGGTCCGCTTAGATCAGTTGATGAAGGGGCTGAATAAGGGGGAAGCTGGGTTGGTGGGCCGCGCTGCGCGTGTGGCCGCGCTGTTGCTGCTCGGGGCGGAATTGGCGGAGGAGTTTGGCGTGTTGTCGGTGAGCAACGCCAAGAGTGTGGCTAATGCGGTTGACGTGATTTGGGGCGATTTCTCAGAAAGCAAGGCGGCTAATCCGCAGGAAACGATGGTGGGGGAAGTGCGTCAGTGGATCGCCTCGCGCCTCAATATGTCGATCTTTTCGATTGATGACATCGCCCGCCACAGCGTCGAAGCGGATGGGTGGTACGACGGTGATCTGATCTACTTGCTGGCTAACCGCATCACGAAACCAAGCAAAGGCGCCGCCCAAGAAAAGGCGGTCGTGAAGGCTTTGGAGGGTGCAGGGGTGATGCAGCGCCAATGGAAGGACCGCACCAAGTCGTCATATATCCCGAAACGCGGTTCCGGGATCGTGCATTACCGCGTCGACGCCGCCAAACTCGGGTTGGTTCTCAGCCCGGATTTCGAGGAAGCAGCGCCAGAAAAATAGAAAAAATATTTTTTCGAATTATGGAAAATACCCCGGCATTTATGAAAAATGCCGGGGTATTTTTTTCTACAACGCCAAACACGGTGCGTTTTGGGCGGTTTTCGGTAGACCGCCCAAAATTGGGCGCGTTTTGGGCGGTTTTTTTTGCCGTAAGTAGTTGAAATCATTAGTTTTGGGCGGTTTGGGCGGTTTGGGCGGTGTTTTGAGAGAGGCTCTATAATAGGCATAGGGGATAAAAGAAAAAAAATAATTAAATACGGTTGTGGATTTATTTATTTTTCTTCCTATCTATCTTATAAGATAGATAAAAAGACCGCCCAAACCGCCCAAAGCGCCCAAAACCGCGAAACGCCCCCTAAAATCAAGGGTTTATTTTTGGGCGGTTTTGTTTTCGGCTCCGCCCAAAAAACGCCCACCCGCCCAAAACCGTCCAAGGCTTGAAAACGCCCTTTGGCGCCGTCCATACAGCCTCCCATGACCGTTCTGATCTTCGACACAGAGACTTCCGGCCTTGTGGATCGGCGCTTCGAGGCTGAAGACCCGCAGCAGCCTGACGTGGTGCAGTTGGCGGCGCTGCTGTGCGGCGATGACGGTAAGGTGCTTTCTTCATTGTCGGTGTTGCTCCGCCCCGCGCTGCGCCCTATCGAACCGGGCGCTGCCAAGGTCCATGGCATCACGCAAGCGATGGCGCAGGAACACGGCTTGAACGCCACACAGGCGCTTATTTTGTTCGGGGCTATGGTAGACAAGGCGGACGTGCTGGTGGCGCACAACCTCTCCTTCGACGCCCTAGTGCTGCGGACGGCGTGGCACCGCGCCTTTGACGAAGATTTCCGTGTCAGGCTTTTTGGCAAGCGAGCGTTTTGCACGATGAAGGCGATGACCCCCGTGTGCAAAATCCTGAACGGTCGCTCGCGCCACAAGACCGACTACAAGTGGCCCAAGCTCAGCGAGTGCATCGAGTTCCTGTTTGGCGAACGCTTGGAGGGCGCGCACGACGCCCTTGTGGACGCGAAGGCGTGTGCGCGGATATACTTCGAGTTGCAACGCAGGAAGGGTCTTGCGGACACTCAGGAGGAATAGGCCATGCCGCTGAAGCAGGGTTACGGCAAGAAGACCATCTCGGAGAACATCGCCAAGGAAGTGCGCTCCGGGCGGGACACAAAGCAGGCGGTGGCCATCGCCTATTCCGTGGCCAACAAGGCCCGCAAGAAGGCGGGCAAGCCGCCTCTGAAGCAGAAGGGCATGAAGGACTAGGCTGCCACCAGAAGCGGCCCTAGGCGCCTCCTAGGGCCGCTTGACACGTCCTGCCTGCTAGGCTACTTGCCTACCTAGGGCGCCGCCCCACAACCGTTTTAACCGCATCAATTCCCAAGGAAGACCATGCACGAGAACCAGCAGCCTTTTACCGGGCTATACAACACAAACGGCTTGCCGCCTTTTGATGTTCCCCATTCCACCAAGGACGCGCGTGAGCGTATCATCCAACTGACCACGGCGATTGCGTCGATTGATGACCAGTGCAAGTATCGTGAGATCAGCAACACGCTTGACCCTGAGTGGTTCAAGCGCGCCATGACTTCCAAGCGGTTCAAGTCGCTTGAGATGCAGCGCCTCCAGGCGTGGTTGGATGAGCGCCTTGATAGCGGCGCCATGACGCTCGATGAAGCCATTCTCGCCGTTGTTCGCAACGACTACTCGGATAGCGAGTGGGAAAGTGTTATGGCGGAGGCGCGGGACATGGTGGCGCAGAACCAATGAACAGCGATGTTGCCTACTCCGCTAATGTTCTGACCACGGCTTGCCACCTTGCCTCCAAGCGGGCAGGGTGGTGGGACGGCATCAATCCTCGCGAACCATACGTCATCGCCACCAAACTCATGCTCGCCGTGAGTGAGTTGGCTGAGGCGATGGAGGGGGCGCGCAAGGGCCTGAAAGACGACAAGCTGCCTGAGAAGGAGATGCTTGAAGTCGAGTTGGCTGATTGCGTGATTCGTGTTTTCGATTTGGCGGGTGCTTTGGGCTATAGCGATTTTGGCGGCACGCTTGCTGCCAAGATGGCCTACAATGCGACGCGGGTTGACCACAAGAAGGAAAGCAGGGAGGCTGAAGGTGGAAATCGCTTTTAACGTAGACTACGTAGATGAGCGCCTTGTTGCCCGGCATAATTTAGAGAAGCAAGGCAGGGCAGTCGAAGGATTGGCGTATGTGGTAGGTATGCCTTTTTCCGCAGTCGTGGATCGCATCACGAGCACATACCAATACAATCGGATTGTTGTTTTTAGTGGCGTCGGTAAGTCTGGCTTGGTAGGACGTTATCTGGCGTCGTGCTTCAACGCTATCGGTGTCTCCAGCGTTTTTCTATCACCCTCAGAAGCCGTTCACGGCGACCTAGGAGTGTTGCACGCGGCTGGCGTTTTGATTGCGTTATCTGTTTCCGGTAAGACAAAAGAATTAAAGCCGGTGATGGCCTGCGCGCGTAATATACAGTTAAACACATATCTCATCACGGCAGGCGACGAGAAATGCCCCCTTGCTGCCAAGGCTACGGGCACGCTATTTCTGCCCCCGCTTCCTGAAATCGACCCATCAGGTATGCTCCCACTCAAGGCTTCTCTAATGCAAATGGCGCTAGGCAACGCCATCATCGCTGCGGTGTCTGACAGGATCGAATTTAGTAGAGAGCGATTGGCGTATTTGCACCCAGGCGGTGCGATTGGCGAGGCTTTGAAGGAAAGCGCCGGATAGGCGCTTTCTTTTTTGTTTCCGAAAGCCCTCGGATAGTCTGAAAAATTTTGCCGGTTCAAAATTCTTGAAAGGTTTTTGCAAATGCCAAAAGACGATTTTCACGCCCCTGCGCCTGCTACCGCCTTTGCTGTGGTGGCGCAAGTCAATCCGGTGATTAGGATGGCGTTGCTTTTCAGCGATGCGCGCATTGCCGCGTCCGCTGCCGTGGAAAAAAGCAAAGAGATGGGGCAGCCGCATCACGTTGTCGAAGTGACGATTAGCTGCGGTTCGTTCTGGTAGTTTCTAGGTCGTTACCAGAAAGGTCAAAAGCGCGGGTTGGATTATGGCTGATGCGGAATGCGTTGCCGTATCCCGCCTTGGGTCCCCCCCCCTGCCTGGGGTCGGGGGGCTACTCGCCCCCCCTGCCTGGGGTCGGGGGGCTACTCGCCCCCCCCGCCTGGGGTCGGGGGGCTACTCGCCCCCCCCCCGC